GGCGGTTGGAAAATACCCGCCTGCGGCCAAGCAGAGCGAGCCTGTGGCCAAGCAGAGCGAGCCTGTGGCCAAGCGGAGCGAGCCTGTGGCCAAGCAGAGCGAGGCTGCGGCCAAGCAGAGCGAGCCCATCAACTGGGACAAGCCTATCAAGGTGGTGATCCAACGGCCCAAACATGTCATTGAGGCAGAGCGACAGCGGATGCGCGAGGCCATCTTCTTGTATCAACATGTGCTCTACAAGTACCCGTCCCCAGACGAGGCGGAGCCAGAGGAGAACAAAAAGCCGACTGGACTTAACAAGGATGACAAGTCATGAGAGCATGCAATTTAACCACACAGTTGCGGATTTTTTGTGGACACTGAGAGCCGGATGGTGGCAGCCGCCAAAAACGCCACACAAGATTGTTGCGGACGCGTTGCGAAGCCATTACCAACACTGCCAGCATCAAAAATGGCAATCGGCGTGTCGACAGGTGGGTCGGTTGCAGCGTATCAAGGAAGAATTAACGGTGGTCGCATGGCATCCCGATCGATTTTTGCAATGGTGTTTGCCGGCAGTCGAAACACCCTAGTCACTTGAGTAGCTTGCGAGTGTCATCGTATGCTTCTGCTAGGAGATGCCAGGAAACAAAGAGACACCATGGGGTCAGGACAGCGGGTCCAAATAGTTGAAGCGTGCGCAGGGGCGTTTGTAGGCCACGCTGAACGAGCATGCAGCACGTTTTTCCTTGTGCGGCCAAATAGTCAGTCCGCACTTGTCGAAAGAACTTGATGGCATCTGGGATGCCGATGAGCAAGCCCATACCGTTAAGGGCAACAAACGCCGAGCCAACCGTGTACATGACAGGTCTCCAAATGGGCGGGCGTTCGTTCATTGCGATCTGTTGGCGGCGCATGTCCCGTGCATTTGACTGGTCAAGGTACTTGGTCAGCCGTTTGCCGCTGACGGCATCCACCAACATGTACCCGCCCACAATGCTGATAGGGATGGCGACAACTGCCCCTGCCACAAGCACGCCGCCAAGAGGGATGCCCGCTGCATAACAGAGTGCGCGCTTCCACAGGGTGTTCGGTTGGCCAAAATAGCAGGTCATTTCGTTATCGAGTCAGGGCGAGGCCATGTCATTCGCGTTGCCGCACAGGGATTCAAATTTTTCGACCAGCCCCCATTATTACGCCACATAGCCTTAGGTGCTTTTTGGGGCCTTTGGCCTTCGGCCTCCGGCGGGCCATATAGTGCTGCCCTGTGTTGTTCGTCGTCGCCGCAAAAAAGCACGCGCCGGCACACCGTGTAGCACTATATGGCCAAATGCATGGGGTTAATGCGCGCACGGCAAAAGGGGCATGCGCGGTTGCGCACCTTGACGAGCCATTGCAAACACTTGATACAAAGTGTGTGACCACACTGCAGTGTCACATAGCGGTATGCCATGGCGCGAGTATTGGACCGTGTGATACGTTTGGGTCTCTGCGGGCCACCGTCAACGCAGTTGCACAAGAGACACTCGTGAGGCGACGCACTCGCAAATGTCTGCATGCAACCATACAATCTGAAACGGGGGCCGCTCAAAATTGTCTATTCGTGTTCGACACACCAATCGAGGAACCGATCGGGATGCCATGCACGTTCCACAAGTTCTTCCTTGAACAGTGCCACACGTTGCTCCTGGCGGTGGCGTGATGCAAACGCCGAGTCGGGGAAATCGAACGCATTGACACTTAGCAATTCCCAAACCCATGGCTGGTCTGCGTGGTAGTATATATCATCCACATTCAATCCCGTATTTTGGCTAATGATCTTCCAATCCCACGGTTTTTCGGGGTGTGCAAGAATGTCGCTGATTGTCGAGCGAGGATTCGCATTGGCGGCATGCCAACACCATGGGAGCTCTGGATGCTCGGCCATATCGGCAATGGAGACACGTGGGCTTGCGCTCAAGCGGGACCACACCCATGGTTGCTCAGGTTGGTCAAGCACGTCCTTGAGCTTGACATTTGGATTCATACTGATACCTGACCAGTGCCATGGCAGTCCGGGGTGCACAAATACATTGACAAAGTGAACGTTTGGGCTGACACTGACACAAAACCAGTCCCATGGCAAATGCACATGCGCGAGAATGTCGTCAAAACCAATACGCCGGTTCATACTCAGCTTGCTCCAGTCCCATGGCTTGCCGAGATGGTCGAGCACCAGTTGCATTGTCACATCTGAACGCATACTTATTTGTTCCCAATGCCACCGCTTTTCAAATCTCGCGTCTGACAAGATGCAACGGATTGACACCAGCTTCTCCCTCGCCCCAAGCAGTTTCCAGTCCCATGGTTTGTCGGGGTGTGCAAGCACGTGTTCCCATGTGAGGTCTCGCTTGTTGCTGAGAAAGTTCCAGCCAAGTGGTTCATCTGTATGCTCCAAGAGGTCTTTGGCAGATATGTTTGGACTCTTGGAGAGATAGTACCAATTCCAACGTTTTTCCGGGTGCTGCTGCACATATTTGATGGTCATGCACCGATTCCTGCTCAAGGCTGGCCAGTCCCAGGGCAACTCGGGATGGTCCTCAATGTCTCGAACGCTCAGTCGAGCGTTTATGCACAATGCACACCAGTTCCAAGGCTTGTCGGGATGCGCAAGAACGTGCGCCAACTGGACATCTGACCGAAAACTGACAGACAACCAGTTCCAAGGCTCACCAGGGTGCGCAAGAATGTCTTGGATGGTAATTTTTCGATTGCGGGACAGGCCCGTCCAATCCCAGGGCTTGTCGGGGTACCGAAGGACCAGGTCAATGAGCCGCTTCATTTACCACGAGCAACTGGAAACGGGCAAGACCAAAATACGTGTTTCAAATTTTTTGTACGCATCTGAATAGACACAGCAAATGAGCACTGTCAAGGATGCAATGGGAACCTACGAAGGCTACAATGCCATGCTCAAGCGCAAAATGGTGTACGTGGCCAGTGTGACAACGACGGCCGGCAAGCCGACCTATTACAGTTCGACCGAGGCCAATGAGAGTGTACGCATTGGCAAAATTGCGTGCACCTGCCCGACCAAGATTATCACAAATGGCGGCGGTCATGCAGTGTGCGGCTGTGGGTCTCGCTAATGCTTTTTGCTGGTCTAACTAGTAGAAGTCTATCACAACATGAACACGTCCGCGTACTATGCTGACTTGAAGCGGCAAATGCTGTATGCCGAGTACAAACGCTATCAGTCCACCATCAGCGCGGGTGCAGTGGCCACCAACCCGATTCAAAGTTCAGTGGACTTGGTGCGCATTGACATTGGCAAGCGGATGAGCACGGATGCAGCACCTTATGCATTTATTGCGGCTCCCAGTACCCTGGTGACATGTGGTTGCTTGAACGGTGCAAGCCCCACATCCGGCTAACCTATATGGCCCCGTTGGGCGGCAAACGCAGGAAACATACCTAAACAGTCGGTCTCTGTCAATCGACGGCCAAATAGTGGCTTGCTGCAGGGTTAATCCACACACAATGGACTGACCTATATGGCCCTGTAGGACGGCGGACGCAGGAAACATACTTAAACACTTGACCTCCGTCAATCGACGACCAAATAGTTGTGGTCGGTGTATCCACATACACACACTGACTGATCTATATGGCCCTTCACCCCTCTCCTTTTGAACACTCACTTGATGCTTTCTTGTCGGCCCAAAAAAGCATCAAATGTATCTGTCTTTTGCATAAAAACGGGCGCGGGAGTGAATCTATGGAATTTCGACGACACGGACAACGCCTCCTTCGCCATCCGACTCGTACCCGCCATTGTCCACCATGCGTTTCAAATTGTCCAAATAGGCTTGTGCCCGTGTGTGCACAGGAATGCCATGGGCGCGGCACCAGGCCGCTGCCTTGCGCACTTGGTCGGGGACGTGGCTGCAATAGTGACGGCTCGCATGTGCCGACCGGCGCAGCATATTCAATGTCGCGCGGATGTTCTCGGCCTGGTGTGCTGCCAGCTGCTCGTTGATTTGGCGGATGGCTTGCAGAAAGGCGGCGGGCACAACCGACGGCGGCGACAAGAGACTGGCCAGATAGCGAGTGTCGGCCCCCGTCGTGTGTGTGCGGTGGATGGCATCGAGGCAGCGCTGGACGGCATCGAGCAGTGACTTGGAGGCACCGCGAAAGCCCTGGCAAATGACGTAGCGTTCTGAATTGGCCGGCCGGCTGGTGACGGGCTTGAAGATGGAGACAGTGTCGTACACATGACTGAGCAAATAGAGCATGTCAATGGTGGGTCGTGTCATGCAGTCAAAGAACTTGCAGATGAATGCGCCGCCCGGTGCTTGCAGCCGCAGGGCCATGTAGACGGATGTGAGGATGATCCGCAGGGCAATGCGCTCTTGTTGGTTGAAATCGTGCGAAAAGTCAAAGCCGCCGTCAGCCGTCACAATGTCGCACTGCCCGGCACCGGCCGCGGTGACAAATGTATCCACATTGGCCATCTTGTAAATGTCGCCCGTGCCGTCTGCACCCGAATGAATGTGCACACGCGGGTGGCTGTTGAGAAAGGCGGCGCTCTTTTTCCAGGACGGAATGTGGTCATCCTTGACCGCCTTGCTGTTGCTCGGTTGCAGTGTAATGGCAAAGGAGTCGGCAATGCGTGCGCCGTGGCGATTCCACAGTGCTTCAATGAACCCACCCGGGCCTTCTGCAATATGGCTTGTGCGCCACGGCCGGTCGACGGGCATGCCGGCTGCAATGTTGAGGCTTTGCAAAATCTCAATCATTTTAAAGTAGGAACGACTGAGGGGGGTGTACGCGGCCACGCTGTGGCTGCCGCACACGGGGGCTGACACAAATATCAGTTCGAACGGGTTGGTGATGCGGCGGTAATCGTCCCACTGCCGCGTGTTCCACTTGTCAATGTCGAGTTTGAGTGTGGCGAGGGAGGAGGGTGGGTCGGCAATGTGGACTGAATAGTCGGCGCGAATGTTGAGGATGGGCGGGGGGGCTGCGACCGACGGCAAACGTGCCGGCGGAAGCCCGCCCTCATAGCTGGTAGTGTCAGATGACGGCATAATCAAACGACCTTGTCTGTCTTAGGACCTATTTGTTCGTCCATTCGGACCATTCGGATGAGCCCAAGTCATTCTTTTGTTGCGGCCTGCGGCCGCCAATTGCCATATAGTGCTGCCGACTGTGTGCTCGGGTACCTATATGGCACTCGCGGACCCTCATGGGCCCTCTCGGGCGGGTTGATTTTGCATTCTTGTCAGGTGGGCTTGGCAAGAATGGAAAAGAAGGTAACATATGTACGAGTGTTATGGAGAGCCAGGGTTAGCTGACCAAGGGGCGGCGCTTGATCTGGCCACTGACAATGTAGATGGAGTTTTCCGTCTGCACAATGATGGACTCGTCGCACCGTGCCAAGCTGGTGATGAACGAAGTGTACTCTTCAGGATTGCGCATCAGCACACGCTCAGTGCGCGCCGTGTTTTCGGCAATGTACGCTGCGTTCCGGTGCGTGTCCTGGTAATAGTCGAGGTACACGGGCTTGCCCGTCTGCATGGCCAAGCGCGCAGCCTCGCGCAAGGTGCGGTCGCCTGGAAAAACAGTGCTTGCGACTGCAGCGGCCGTTGTGGCTGCTGCAGCAGCAGCGGCTGCGGGAGCAGGAGCTGCAGCTCCTGACGGTCCAGAAGCAGATGGGCCGGAAGGCTTGGGGGCAGCGGACGTTTGCATTGACTCACAGTCTAGTTCGAAACCGGGAATAACTTTTTACCCTCTGACCGCATTCTTGGGCGGTTGCGCTTGTTGTGCAAAGAGCGTGTTTGCCGTGACCCATGCTCCGGCCAGCCGTTTGAGCATGACCAATCGGCGGCGGTTCACACGGACAGCTCCTCGTTTGGTTTTGGTCTCGACTGCTGCTGCTGCGGCAGCAGTTGCAGTTGTAGTGGCAGTTGTAGTGGCAGTAGCAGTGACAGCACGGGTTCGCCAAATGTCGGCGTAATGTCGGTCGAGGATGCGGTTGATAAAGTCGCACACGGTGCGGACCTGTTCCATCTTGGAGGCTGCAATTGAAATCTTGCCCGTTTGAAAGACAGTGACTGTCACGGCCTTGCATTGGCCGTCGCCGTACGAGGTGCCCTTGCCCCGCCCCTTGCCCACGCAAATGTTCTCGCACCCGCAAATGCCAGGGCGTGGTTGTGGCACCGTGTGGTTCAAATAGTAGCGCGTCCTCACGCCAGGGTACATGGTCGGCTTGTACTCTGATTCATAGCCATACACATCCTCAAGATAGTACTGGAGGATATCGCGGCGAAGGATAAACCCGACAAAGTAATCACACTTGATGAGACATGTTTCAACGGGTTGAATGTCGAGCTCGCCCGCGACGGCTTCGGGCGCTCGCGCCTTGAGGGTGGCAAATAGGTTCCGAAACAGCCGGTGGCATATGTCAAGGCTGAATCGGATGCCAGTCGCCTGCAGACTGCCATTGGCAAATAGCTTGATATTCACCTCTTTCCACTTGTTGAGTCCAACTGGCAGGCGATAGACGACCGTGACCAGATTTTCGAAATTCCGCGTTTTGCTCTTGGCACGTGCGCCAAAATCCTCGACCAGTGTGTCCTGTTGCACCGTATTCTTCAAAATGTCCTTTTTGGAAATGCCGCGCGTGTACAGTTGCCCATCCCGTGGCTGATACTTGACCTTGATAACACCTTCACGTAGGAACGCATAGGGTACAATGGGGATGGCATTGTACAGCAGCGGAAGATCCAGTCGTGTGCCTGTCTTGGTGGTCACCACCATAGTAGACAGACGGACGCGTGATGGTTGAAAGTGGGTCAGAGGCAGTGGCAGTGGCGTTGCGCTCATAAAGAAAGGGTTCACTCAAGAACCCTTGAATTCACCTTAGATTCGTTTTTCCTCTGAAACGGACATGGGCTGGGTCTGGGATGCATAAAGCTGTTTGCGCGCTTGCCAAATCGCTTCTGTATGTACTTGGCATTGGTCACTCAAGGATAACACACGCCATCGGGGCGCAGTCGCGCGGCACAAGTGTGCCCACACGACATGCGAAATCTCGGGTGGAAAATGGTCGTGCACAAACAAGGCAAAAAGGCGGACAATGTGTTCAAGCGGAAAGGTTTTGCTGGCTTGTTCAAGCGCCGTCGCGATTTCTGCGCGTGTGCCCGTGAGGAGGTTGGGCAGGACACTATATAGCCGGTGCAAAGGGTCTGTGCCGCTGGCAACAACGGCTTGGGCGCGCTGCAGTTGAAAGCGCATGTCCCCACGAAAGAGGGCAAGGCTCATGGGGACGTATTTGAGCAGGTCTTGATGGGCTGTGGCACCCTGCATTTCAGTCGAGTAAACGGCCTGCAACTTGTCAAGAACGGTTTCATCCGGCAAAAAGTCGCATCGGAACCGGACCATGCGCTCGACCAGGCTTGGGTGAATTTTGGAAATTTGGTTGCAGATGAGGATAAAGACGAGGTCGTGCGGCGAGTGCGTGTCGAGCAGAGACCGCAGGCTGAGCTGTGCGGCATCTGTCATGGTTTCGGCTTCATCAAAGACCACAAAACGGGGTGTGCCGGCGCGCGTATCGTCATCGGGTGAGTCGGACAAGAAGGTGGCGAGGCCGCCTGATTGGACAAACGACATGATGCGCATGCGGACGACATCGAGGCTGCGCTCATCCGAGGCATTGAGGTAGAGGGTGGTCACTTGAGGTGGGAGCTTGGGGTGCATGTCGTGCACAAGGGCAAAGGCCAAGGATGTCTTGCCGGTTCCCGGTGGGCCATATAGGAGGAGGTGGGGGACGGCGCGGCGGCTCACCATGCGTTTCAAAAAGCCGCGGACACGTGTGTGACCGAGGACATTGTCGAGTGAGACGGGCCGGTACTTTTCCGTCCATGGCACATTTTGACTGTTGCGACTGTTGCCTGTTGCCATGTGGCCGTGGGTGGGAATATAGGTGGGGCCAGTGTTTATGCGCTTTTGTTGGCCGGCCGCCAGACGCAGAAAATGACTTAACGCCGGGCACCGCGATATTCAAGTTAGTACCAAGTGTATCATGTCACTTGTCACGTCCTCCACTGTGACTGCTACTGCAGCTGCTGCTGCGGCAGCAACTGCTGCAGCTGCACCTGCGGTCGCCAAGGCACGGCGGCCGCGTGCTTCCGCCACCAGTGCTGCAGTCGCAGCCCCCACTGACCAGGCAGTGGCGGTGCGCGCCCCCCGGCGCAAGCGTACCACAGCGGCGGCCAATGCCGGCAATGAACCGTCCAATGACTTTGTCGCGCCGTGCCTCGTGAACATTCCAGTGACACGCCAGGATCTGCCCCAAGACGAAATCGGTCATCCCTTTGTGTATCAGCCCACTGTCCCTGACATTCCACAGCCCTATGATGAATCGGGTGGCGACGCGTTTGCCGGCCTTGAGCCAGGCGCTGCAGCGACTGCAGCCGCGGCTGCAAATGCTGCGGCTGCTGTTTCCCCTTCCCACGGTCTTTCGGGACCCGAGTGTGCGCAGACCATTGACGAGGTGTTGGACACGGAGCCGCTGCCGACCAATTACTCGGAACCCATCATGGTGCAATTCCGCGGCACGGAAGTGACGCTCGCCCTCCCCGAGAGCACCACCATTGTTTGCTATTGGGATTGCCACAGCTTTACAGGTAAGCCCTGTGTGCTCCCATGTGGCAAACGTGAGGATGCTTATGAGGTGTATGGCAACTTTTGCTCGCCTGAATGTGCGGCCGCCTTTCTCTTTAGCGAAAAGCTTGGTACATACGAACGCTGGGAGCGCTATGCGTTGCTCAACATGTTCTATCGGCGCAAGCGGGACAATCCGCTGGAGCGCATTCGGCGTGCGCCAGACCGTCAGACGCTCACCATGTTTGGTGGCACACGGTCCATTGACCAGTTCCGTGCAAGTGTGACGCAGCACCATCAAATGCTCGAAGTGCTCATGCCGCCGCTCGTGTCAGTGGCACCCATGATGGATGCCAAGCCGGTTGACTTTTACGACCCTACGTTCCGCAACACAAGTGCCGCGATTCACCATGCCAACCAAGAGATGAACAAGCCGGCAGAGGCGGGTGGCGAAGAGCAGCCGTACCGCCTGTTCCGCCCCAAACCGCACAAGAACTTTGAGAACAGCATTGACGCGTGCCTCCGCATGAACACGGGCCCGGCGTAAAATTGACTCACGGACGTATACCCGTTTTTTGCTTACGGATTTCCACATTAACATGTCACAGTCACGGGAACTGCGCATTGTCGAGTCGCTGCTGCGGAACGCGTTTGATGAGCTCGAGGCACAGTCTGCCGAACTTCAAAAGACGGTGCGGCTCACACAAGCCAAGATTACCTATTTGCTCCGTGCGTTTGCGTCTCTGAGTGCGCCGCCCAAGTCGTCTTGGTATGACGAAGGCTTGGATGCGGACGGTGCAGATGATGAAGATGACAAGCAAGTTCCGTTTGACTTTTGGGGTGGCGAGCCCAGTATGCCTCCCTCTGCTGCGACAATGCCCAGACCGACTGCGGCCAATAAGGCTGTCGAAGCACCAACCGAGGTCATCATGGCAGCGTTGCCCAGTGATTATGAACCCAATGCCAAGAAGCATGTGCCCATCCACCTTGATATTGCAGAGGTGGCTTCGCCACAACCGGCAATCAAGTCAGATGTCCCTCTGATTGCCAAGGTGAAACCTGTTGCGACCGTTGCGACTGTGACTGCCGCACCTGAACCCGAAAAGGCCGATGCCGAAGCTGAGGCTGAGGACGATGCCGAGGAGGAGGCCGAGGCCGACGAGGAAGGAGAGGCCGAGGAAGAAGGAGAGGCTGAGGCCGACGAGGAAGGAGAGGCTGAGGCCGAGGCCGACGAGGAAGGAGAGGCTGAGGCCGAGGCCGACGAGGAAGGAGAGGCTGAGGCCGAGGCCGACGAGGAAGGAGAAGGCGAGGCTGAGGCTGAAGAAAGCGAGGCTGAGGCTGAAGAAGGCGGGACTGAGGCCGAAGAAGGCGAGGCTGAGGCCGAAGAAGGAGAGGCTGACGGAGAGGCTGAGGCCGAGGCTGACGAGGAAGAGGCTGAGGCCGAGGCCGAGGAAGAAGAGGCCGAGGGTGAGGGTGAGGCCGAGGACCCCGAAGGGGAAGAGGCTGAAGAGGACCCCGAAGGGGAGGTGGGCTATGAGCTGATCGAGGCAGACGGGCGCAAGGCATACCGTTGCTCGGTCGCCGTGAATGGTTGCTACACGCTCTATAGCGTTGTCGAAGACGATGGCATCGGCGAGGACAAGATTGGGGTGATGAATGAAGAGGGCAATGTCATGTGGCGCGACACGGTGGACACGTATGAAGTGTACAAAAAGCCAGCAGAAGCCGGCAGCCGCCAGCACTTGTACGAGATTCTGGCTGATGACAGTGTTGGCAAGTCACTGGGCTACATTCACTACAAGACGGGCAAGGTCGTCTGGCGCACAAACGCCCTCTAAGTGCAAACGGTTTCTGCGTCTAAATCAGAATGCAGCTCTGTCCACCCGCCTTTGCAGTCTTGGTATTTTTAGGTGGCATTGTACTCTACGAACTTGCCACGGGGGCATGGTCCTATATGGTCCTGCATGCAGTGTATCTGGTCGGCCTGACAGGCGGCTTTCAGTACCTGTGCTACTATGGATATGACTCGCTGGCATGGGTCTTGCTTGCGGCACCCCTTGCGTTTTTTGGCATTATGATTGCGATTGCCATTGTCGTGCCAGGCCTCAAGTGCACGCACTGCAACTATTCGTGGCCGTCGTGCTCGGGCGCGGGGAATGGCACGTGCACAACGGCAAAGGGCAAAAATTGAGATGGGTCCCCTTTGCCGACATCGGACCAGACAGTGCCACAAAACAATGCTGGTTTTGATTGCAACTTGGATCCCCACATCTGTGCTACTGTGGTCCTATTTCGCATTTCTGTACCTGCTCGAACTGGTCGACAAGGTAAAGAAATGGGTGCGCAACATGTACCGTCGGTTGACCGAGCCAACTCCACTCTATGTGTATGCGCCGGTGAATGAACCGCCGCGTCTCTTGTCCGCGGCCGCAGACACACCCGGAGTGCTATATCGTCAGGCAGATAAGACCTTGGTCAAGGTGCCCGCCAGCGAACAACGAACGCGGCTGAAGCGGCTGCCTTGGGTGCAGTGCGAGCTGCTAGCAGGACCCGATGGCATCACCATTGACATGCAGGAATGGTTGGACATGTTCCGGTACAATGTGGAGCCAAATGCTGAGCTGCTGCAGTGGATCCTGGCCGTCGAAGCCGGTATCACCCTCGATGCAATGGGGCGGACAGTCGTGGTGGTCCGGAAGATTGACGATACTGAAGTTCGCTTTACATGGAACAATGTAGACCAGGCAACCTATATGGCCGCACTTGCCTAGTACCAATCGGGATAGTGGCGCGTATTGCCGCTGCTTCCGTGCAATGCCTCGGACACGTGGTATCCAGCATTGCCAATGTTTTTGTGGAGCTGCGACATTTCTGTCTGCACCTTGTCAATGTTACCTTGGACTTGAGCTTTCAAACGCGGTGATTCGCTGATCCCATGGATCTCCCAAAGTCGGGCAAGTTTTTGCCGCAGCCGCAAGATTTCGTGCTGCATGCTCTGTCGAGCTCGCGCAATGGCAAATGCGTCGTGACCGGCATTGCTGTTTAATAGGTTCAAGTTGACCTGGTGGAGACCATTGACATTGACATTATCATTGTGGCCGTTGCCACTGTCATTCCTGTGACCGTGGCGGCCATAACCGCGTTGCTTTGCCTTGCGTCTACTCTTTTTGTGTCGTTGTCGTTGTCGTTGAAAACGGCGTGTGGGCATCTACAAGAAGGTGGTACAAAAAAGCACAAGAACCCACCTATTTGTGTGTATCCGACAGAGGTGGCAAAAAGGAAATGGGGGAGGGGTTTAGCAATTGGACTCGACAAGGCGCTTGAAACCAATCTGTCCGCGCATCCGGCGGTCGTAGATACGTAGCCGCGCAGGGTCACTGGTATTTGCATTCTGTGTCCACATCTTGAGTAGGTAGTAGCCATCCCGCTTGGGGCTGGATACAATGCCCTGGAACACTTCGGCTGGATTCTCGCTAATCGTCTTGAGCCCTAGTGCAATCGAGTACTTCCAAAACAGGTCAAATGCCTCGCCTTCAGGGGCGCAATACGAGTATGCGCCTCCGCGAATGTTCATGCTGTGCTCAAGCCGCGGCGGGACATTTTGGCGCATAATGAACCAAAACCCAGACGAGAACTTGCCAGTTGACTCGATGTGGCACATGATGCCGGTTAGCTCGCCCATTGAGCTGACCTTGGCAATGTACTTGAAACTCTTTTCCGTCCAGTCGCGCGAATTGGCTGCGTGCCACCAAATGTCAAGTGGCTCGAGTGGTGCCGTGAGTGGGCCAATCTCCAGCAGCGAGGTGGGGTTCTCAGGGATCGTAAAGGATGCAGACATGTTTGCTTGGGTTTTCAACAAGGCTCAAGTGGGGAAACCGAAAGCAATGCCGGTGGCCTGCGACCTCTGTTCAATTTTTATCGCGTCAATGGACGCGAGGCCATATAGGTTTTGTGTATGTGTACATATAACCTATATGGCACCATGTGATAAATGCATTGGGGAGGGAAACAATGGTGGACGCTTAACGGGACGGCTCCTTCTTGTCCTCCCGGATGGGGGCAAGGCACAGCTTGATGGAGCCCAGGCTGGCAATGGGGTACAGCAGAATGAGCGGATAGTTGTTGCGGAGGTACAGCTCCATGGTCGGATTGAGGTTGGTGCACTTGGTGAACAGAATGAGGCTCTTGAGCGAAAAACGGCCCTCGGTCACCGTTTCAGTGAACTGGTCAAAATGAATGCCCTCCTTGCTCTCGCCCAGCGTGACATCCTGTTCGCCCCAATCGGGCTTGACGCGGAACACGAGCGCCTTGCCCTTGGACTGGATGGACACGTTTTCGTCAATGTTCATGAGGTCACGGCATGTGCGCTGAAAGTCCTCGCTTGGGATGGTAATGACCGTCGGGAACTTGAGCGCGGGCGGGTCGAGCGGCCGCGCCGTAATCTCAATGAGCCGCAACTGAGAAGTCTTTTGCGTATTGTTCTCGGGGTTCTCCATGCAAATGTGCATAATGTTTGGGTCATCCTCTGTCAGATACATGGTTAGATTGTCGGTATTGACCATCAGCTTGATGAGCTTGAAGAGATTGGTGAGGTTGATGCCCACCACCATCTTGTGGCGGCAATAAAACTTTTCAAAGTTCTCGGCCTCCAGACGCATGTGCACCATGATGCTGCGCGACTGGTCGTCAATGCTCAACACACGGATGCCGCTGTCATCAATCTCAAAGTTCGTGTCGGTCAAAATGTCCTTGAGCGCCTCCACCAACGTGCGAAACGCATTGGATTGAATGGTCTTGCACTCGAACAAATACCGCGGATCTGACGGGACATGCTTGTCGTTTTGCACAATGTCTGCGGGGCCACCGACCAGCTCCGGTGCGGTCGAAACGGCGGGGACAGTCGGAACGGTTGGAACGGCCGATCTCTTGTTGCTGGCTTTCGACATTGCGTTCCGGGAGCAAGTATATTGTTCTTGCAGGCTGTTTCTTTATATCCACTATCGCCGCAGTCTTGATTCGCGCCGCCGTGTCTTTCGCTTCTGCGTAGCCATGCGTGCGGCCACAAAGAGGGAAGCTGGAACGGCAAATGCCTGTGCATTTTGCAAAAACGGGCCCATGACAGACGGGTAAAAGCCACCGTGTCGCTTCTTGGTCCTGCCCTTGTGACTGCGACTGCCCTTGGTCTTGGTCCTGGCCTTGGCCCTGCGACTGCGCCTGCGATTGCGACTGCCCCCTCGGACGGTCGATGCCCACAGCGGTTCTCGCGCCCACTGGCTCGACCCCGGACTTGCCTCGGGCAATGCGCCATAACTCGAATGACCCGTCAACGGGACACCAGCACCGCCACGATGTTTCGTCACCATTCTGCCTAATGCAACAGCAGAAAAATGCACCTGCCACCACCTGCCACCACCCGCCAAAACTGAACGCATATTTGGTCAATGGCCTTTTGGCTACCAGGTGCAGTGACAATGGCGAAACCGAGTGATTCCATTGAGAGCATGGTCCGCATGTACTCGGACGTGCAACACGTCCTCGAGCTGCCCGACAATGTGATTGGCAGCGTGCAGGCTCACAAGGAAATCCGATGGGTATGGGAGACCAGTCGCAAGTGCATTGTCCGCAAGTCGGTCCAATACTGCCCCGGCTTTTACAAGATTGTGGATGAAATCCTCGTCAATGCGCTTGACCATGTCGTTCGCCAACGCGAGCGTATTGCCAAGAATCCAGAAGCCGGCCATTTGCCCGTCAAGAATATTCACGTGACATTGGACAAGACCTCTTTTGGTGTCAAGAATGACGGCGACGGTATCCCCGTCGTCATCCACAAGGAGCACAATATGTGGGTCCCCGACATGCTCTTTGGCAACCTGCGCACATCCACCAATTACAACAAGCAAGAGGAAAAGATTGTTGGTGGCAAGAATGGCCTCGGAGCCAAGGCCGCCAACATCTTTGCGCGCAAATTCGTCGTGGAAACGGTGGATGCGCAGACGGCCAAAAAGTGTGTCATTGAATACTCGGACAATATGTCCAAGCGCTCCACTGCGCACATCACAACATGCCGAACCAAGCCATATACGAGCGTGCTGTGTACACCAGACCTATCGCGCTTCCGTTTCTCATCCGATTCGACAGAAGCCAGTTGCACGGAAATTCCCGACGACATGATTGCCATTCTTTACATGCGCATCATGTCCATTGCAGCATGCGCAGGCCCCGATGTCAAGGTGTACGTCAACGACGAGCCAGTGTTGTGCAACTCGCTGGCCAAGTTTATGTTGCTCTTTGCCGATCCAGCGCGCGCCGCCAAGATTACCCAAGTGGTGCACGAACAGTGCAATGAGCGGTGGGAAGTGGGCGCACTCCTCATTTCGCAGCTGGTGGATAGTCCTGGCCTCGTGTACGACATTGATCGTGAAAAGGATGCTGACCACGATGAAGCAGTGAACTCGGAAAGCATGTTTGTGTGTTCCTTTGTCAATGGCATTTACACGCAAAGGGGCGGGCGACATGTGGACATGGTCTCGCGGCAGCTCTTGACAGGCTTTTGCCAGTGGGCCGGCAAACAGACCAAGGCCAAGGTTACACCAAGTCAGGTCAAGCGCGGCTACATGCTCTTTGTCAAGTCGACCATTGTGAACCCGGCATTTGATGCGCAGACCAAGGACACATTGACAACACCAGCCAAGGAGTTTGGTAGCACCTGTAGCATCAGTGACAAGTTTATCGAAAAGCTGGGCAAGAGCGGGCTGTTGGACATTGCCAAGACGGCATTGTCCAGCCAAGGTCTGAAGGAAGCCAAAAAGACGGACGGCAATGCCAAACGCGCCCACATCTTTGTGCCCAAGCTCGAGGATGCCGAGTGGGCGGGCACCAGCAAGAGCGAACAGTGTACACTTATTCTCACCGAGGGAGACTCAGCCCACGCGTTGGCCGTTGCCGGTCTCTCGGTGGTCGGACGGCAAAAGTACGGCGTGTTCCCGTTGCGCGGCAAGCTGCTCAATGTCCGCGGCCTTGCCGAAGATGTGATCAACAACAATGCCGAGATTGGGCACATTAAGGAAATCCTTGGCCTACGGCATGCACACGTCTACACGGCCTTGTCAGAACTTCGGTACGGCCATCTCATGATCATGTCGGATCAGGACACGGACGGCGACCACATTGCCGGACTTATTATCAACCTGATTCACGCGCAATGGCCATCGCTCATTAGCCTGGGCTTTATCAAGCGCATGCACACGCCGCTGGTCAAGGCAGCCAAGGGCACGGAAATCCGCGAATTCTACGCCATGTCGGACTATTTGGCATGGCGCGAGACGGAAGAAGCGGCGCGTGGCTCATGGGCAATCAAGTACTACAAGGGTCTGGCGACCTCGACGACGCAAGAGGCCAAGCGCTATTTCAAGGCGCTTCGTACCGTGACATTTGCAAAGGACGAGGGAACTGACGAAGCGATTGTCATGGCCTTTGACAAGGCCTATGCAGATGCGCGCAAGACGTGGTTGGACACATGGAATCCAGACGATGTATTGGACTTTGGCAAGTCTGAAATTGGCATCCACGAGTTTGTGAACAAGTGCCTGATCCACTTTGGGCGTGCAAGCATTATCCGAAGCATTGGCCATATAGGGGATGGGCTAAAGCCATCACAACGCAAAATCCTATTTGCATGCTTCAAGCGTAACCTCAAGGCGGATGTCAAGGTGGCACAACTCCAAGGCTACATTTCCGAAGCCACCGCGTACCACCACGGCGACGCGTCATTGAACCAGACCATTATCAGCATGGCGCGCAACTATACGGGTTCCAACAATATCAACTGTCTCGTACCATCGGGCCAGTTTGGCTCGCGCCTCACTGGTTCATGTGCATCAGGTGCCCGGTACATTTACACACGGCTGGAGCCCATTGCGAGAGCCCTTTACCCACAAGAGGACGACGCATGCTTGGACTATTTGGAAGACGACGGCATTGCGATTGAGCCGGCGTACTATATTCCCATCTTGCCCATGCATTTAGTCAATGGCCTTGACGGCAGAGGCATGGGCTACTCGTCCAGCATCTTGCCGCACAATCCGGTCGACTTGATGAATGCGTTGCGTGTCAGACTGCGTCAAGACATGGCGGACCAACCAGCCGCATGGCCGGCGCTCACACCCTATTGGTACGGCTGGACTGGGCGCACCGTTGCCGTCGGCACCACTTGGTACACATTTGGCAAGTACGAGTGGGATGCGGCGGGGCGACTGCACATTACCGAACTCCCGATTGACACGTGGACGTTGCCGTACAAGGAAGAGGTCCTGCTGCCACTCTTTAGCAGCAGTGGCGGCGACACGCCGCCTATTCTGACAGGTGGCATTGTTGACCAGGGCACCGAGTCTATCGTGCACTTGGTATTGACGGTGCACGAAGCACATGCCGCAAGGCTGCGCGCGAGTGTGCCCACGCTTGGCGACAAAAAGACCAAGAAGCGGGTGGCAACGAACGAGGTGGAGGATGTATTCAAGCTGACCAGTTCCTTTAGTACGGCCAACATGTGGCTGTGGGATTGTGACATGAAGTTGCAGCGTTATGACATGGCGGCGGATGTGCTCAATGCCTATTACCCGCTGCGTCTGGAACATTACCGGAAACGTCGATTGGCCATGATGACGGCCATGCAAAAGGAACTCGTCGAGTTGCGCGCGCGCAAGACATTTGTGTCGGCCATTGTGGACAAGGAGCGGCCCTTGCGCGTATTCCGCGAACCGGACGAGGTGGTCGTGGAGCGCATTCGGGCGTTGGGTGTGCCACCCTTGTCGCGTCCAGAGCATCCCGAGGCCATTGAGGCGTACAATTACCTGATGCACATGCGCATTGACCGTTTCACCTTGGCACAAGTGGACAAGCTGCATGCGGAAATCACGGGCAAGGAGGCCTTGTACAAGGAGCTTGAGGAAAAGGATGTGCGACAGTGGTGGTTGGATGAGCTCGACCGACTTGAAGACACGTACACAACCTATATGGCAGAGCGCGAGCAGCGTTGGAGCATGTTGGATGATGAGGCGGCAGAACCGGCCGAACAGACCGCCAAGAGGGCAACCAAGAGCAAGGGCAAGGACAAGGGCAAGGGGGGCAAGGACAAGAGCAAGGGGGTCAAGGCCAAGGCTTGAACTCTGCCGGTCTTTACGAGTCGCGCGTCCGCGTCTTTTTTTGCCCATGTTAACAAGGAACTATCGACATGGCAGCGGCAGCAGCAGGAGAGGCAGTCGCAGCAGTCGCAGCAGTCAAGCAGCCAGCCGTTCTTTTTGTACTCAAGTACCGCAGCCTCGACAATGGCTCGCCTGGCGAATACGAGGCGGCCTCGCACGGCGCGCCGCAAACCCACCCGCACCACCCTCGCGGCCAAGGCTTGTCTTCCGGCCTCTTCAATTCTGCCCGTTTTGTGAGTGAAATGTTGCAGGCGCAGGGCGTACGCACCAAGCTGGTTCAAGTCCTCGACAATAATTTCATTGACCGCGAAGTGACGCTGTTTCGGCCGACTCACGTGATTATCGAGGCACTGTGGGTGGTGCCCGAAAAGTTTCCCATTTTGCGGCGGCTGCACCCGACCGTGACATGGATCATCCGCAACCACTCGGAAACCCCCTTTTTGGCCAATGAGGGCAATGGCATTGACTGGCTGCTCAAGTATGTGGCAGAGGACAAGGTGTGCATTTCGGGCAACTCGCCCGTGGTCAATGAAGAAATGCGCTTTTTGATCACGCAGGCGCACCCTGATTGGCCGATTGAAAAGGTGCGCGCCAAGTGCCCATTGTTGCCCAACTATTACGAAATGACCGAGGTGGTGCCCCGCAGTCTGGCGGACCGCGAAGATGAATACGTGGACATTGCATGCTTTGGTGCAATCCGGCCGCTCAAGAACCAGCTGCTGCAGGCGATTGCATCCATGCAGTTTTGCAATACAATTGGCAAAAAGCTGCGGTTCCACGTGAACGCGGGACGCGTCGAGACCAAGGGCGACCCTGTCATCAAAAATATTCGCGCGCTCTTTGCGCATGCGCCACAGCATGCATTGGTGGAGCATGATTGGTGCCAGCACGGCGACTTTATCAACCTGGTGCGTCAGATGGACATGGGGTTGCAGGTGAGCTTTTCCGAGACCTTTAACATTGTGACGGCAGATATGGTGAACCAGGGCGTGCCAGTGGTCGTGTCAGACGAGGTGTCGTGGGTGGACCCAGTCTACTATGCCATTACGACGGATTCAAATGACATTTGCAAAAAGATGCTGCTGGTTTGGGCCCAGGTACAGAATGGGACCTATGACCTCCAGCGCAACCGCACCAACTTGAGGCAGTATTTGCGGCAGTCGGAGCGGTCATGGCTCGGCTTTTTGCGCACACTGTAAAAAACAAGTGCGAGGTTATGCATAATAGGCGGGTGAAGCGGGGCGGACGGTGATGCGGACACAATCAATTAGCCCCTCCCCTTGGTCATCCTCGTCACTGTCATCTTCATCAACAAGATCGTCTGGGGGAAATGCATGCGCCAAGAGGATCTTGTCAACGCCGACCAACCACGAACAAAGGCAGGCGGACTCGGCATCAGGTTTGTGCATGGGCGCAAACTGGTACTGTTCCACCACATGCCCAAGCCGAAACAATTGCTTGCGCACAAGCCATTGGACGGCCGGATGTTCGGCCGCCATGCGCGACTTTTCATAGATGCGCTGGAGCTTGTCAACCAAACAGAACAAGTCTTCCTTGCTGCCAGCACGTGCGCACTGCTCACCAAAGAGCATGTAGAGGTTGGCAAAGGAAAGCCGTCCGTCCTCAACAAGCGTGTCCAAGGACGTGTCGCCACTGTCACCAAGGAATGGGAACAGTGGGAGAATGTCGTCATGGAATTGAAGCTCCAAATAGGCACCGCGCTCAATTGCGCGCTGTCCCTTTTCGAGCGACATGCTCGATAAGACCCAACGAAGGAGGCGCGCCTGTTCCTCGCAACAGATGTTTGACTGGACATGCCCGTAAAAGGTTTGCGACCGGTTGGGAGAGTACCGCCCCAGCCGCGCCGATTGGCGCAAGCAGGTGCTGATACTGCTGACGAGCGCAGCCGCTGTCTCGTGGATGGCATCGTAATTCTCCTTGATTTCGTCGGGAAGGAGCAGCTTGGAGGGCAACAGGGGCAACACTTGCCAAAAGTCGACCTCGTCATAGAGGAGGTTGAGCAAGGCATCGGAGGGCGAGGACGCGAGGTCAAACCGGCCGTCATAAAAGGGGAGAACAAACTCGGTAAAGATGGTCTTGCTGCGCTCGGGGAACCGAAAGGCATAGTCGGGTGGGACGAGGGTGGCATTGTCCTTGTCGACCATGCGTGCGAGCAGGCTCCAGGGCTGCCGGTTGATGGTGGCCAATGGGATGGGAACGGTGCCGGAATCAAAGATGACTTGGACAATGGCAGACATGGTTTTGCAGGGACAAGAGACGAGGCCCCTCTCAAGGCGGTCGCGTTCAAATTTTTGCATAGCCCTCCGGAAACGGCAAAATGGGCGAAACCTCATTTGGACTTGGGTATGCAATGCTTATGTGCGATTCAAGCCGGCGGCCTGGCGGCCGCAAAGCCATATAGTGCCTGCCGTAGTGTGTGCGCCGACCGGAGGGAGGCGGTCCGAAAAAATTTTTCTAGACGGCCTCGGTCCCCTCGGCCCACACACTCTTACAACCTATTTGGCCTCTGCGAACTGCGGTTAATCAAACGTGTGCCACAAGATCATGCAACATGTCACAATGCGCCGGACATCGGCCCACGCCTGCCGTTCTTGGCCCACATCATTCTGAATGACATGGTCAAAGTCGCTGGCACTGACCGATGTCTCGGATGCGTGCGACCGGATTGCCTCACGCGCTGCCGCATCCGCCGCCGTCTCGGCCAACTTGGCCTCAAATCGCCGCGGTGCCTCAATGTAGCAATTGACACCTTCGTGTCGCGTCACATAGGCCAGCTCGTTTGGGAACCGTACATCCTTGATGAGCGCAATCATGTGCTGGTAGCCAGCCGCTCGAACTTGCTCATACTCTCGCTGGATCGCCAAGTCTGTTGCGCGCACCCAAATGTCGGGCCCGACCGCATTTCGACCCTCTTCGGTTCCTCGCAACTGCAACTTTTGACGTACTGCCTTGGCCTTTTCGTGGTACAACTGGTGGTACGTGATGGAAGGATCGCGCGCATACACTTCTGCCTTGATCTGGTCGGCAAATGCAAACCAACGCACCGCCACCATGCGTTGGTATTCGCTCAACACCCGCAAATAGTTAATGACAAAGCCGGCCACGCCAACCGCCAAGCAGCCGCCACAAAGCGGCAACAGCGCGGGGCCTTCCAACAGCACGGCCAATGTCGCCGCCGCCAAGACGAGAAACAATGGCTCCCGCGCGTATAGTTTCACTTGTAGGTGCTCATCTTCGAGCACTTGTGGGAACAGACGTTGGGCGACGTAATCCTTGCCCACCCCCATGTGACCGCCTAAACCGACTCGTAAAAGCATCCTTGCACTTGCGCTGTCTTGAACTGCGCCACGTGGAGGGGCGGTTCAATTTTTGGAACCGTTCCAAGGCCTTTGGCCTTGATACATTTCCAAAAGGCGACTTCCGGTTCTGGCATTTTGGACGGCTGCCACAGTCGCCGGCCCATGCGGGCCCACGCGAGAATTGAATGGATGCGGCGCAAAGGCCCTGGAAAAAGGGCTCCTTTTGCCAGCGGCAAAAGGCCAAGGGGGCAGGCACCGTCGTCGGCCAAAATCGAGGCGGCCGTTTTTTCTCACAGTGATGCCAGACGGTCTTGGTTTGATGGCACACTATCCGCAGACAAGTTCCGCAAATCTCATTGATTTCTTGAATGAACGACGCGTCAAGGACAGTAGCGAAAAACAGCACACGGTGGTGGGTATGCCGCCGCACACGGGCTCGTACCATGTGCCATCGGCCGACTACAATGAGTTCTTGACGCTGGCAACCAAGTACATCTTTGATGGCGGTGACACGGTGCGTCGTCCATGCGGCATTTTAGAGATGCGGCCAGACGGCGCGGGTCCCGAAGTCATTGATCTCGACCTTCATCATGAAGTGGGCGAGTCGCGCGAAGTGGTCCGCTACTATCGCCAACACCATGTCGAGGCCTTTGTGGACGGCTATTACAACCTCATGCAGAAATATCTCGAATTCGACCCTGAAACCATCTTTCGCTTCTTTGTCATGGAAAAGGCGCAAGGCCGTATTGACGGCGATGTCATCAAGGATGGCGTGCACATTCTCTGCCCCGAGCCACGCACAACCATTGACGTGCAAGCAGCTCTGCGCGAAGCTGCACTTGAAGACAAGTTGGTTGAAAAGCACTTTGGCGACTGTCATTTGAAGAATCGGCCGGCTGCCGTCATTGACAAGGCCACCTTGCGCGGCAACTGGTTCCTCTACGGTGCTGGCAAGCAGAACAAGCCGCCATACCTCTTGAGCTATGTCATCGTGTACGATGCCATTCACGGCCGACGCATTGAAACGGCCGACCAATACACACCAGAAGACCTCATGTTCCGCCTGAGCATCCGTCAACACGATGGCAAGTCCAACTACAAGGTGCGCGAGGACATGCAGAGCGAATGGAATGTCATTTACGAACGGGCCAATAGTGGGTTGCGCAAGACGGCCAGTATGGGGTCGGTGACGGGCAATTCGGATATCCGCGGCATGATGGCGGCACTGCAACAGGCCATGGCTGACACTTCCGCAGCAGGGTCCGGAGGAGCCGCAGGGGCCAACCCCATGCGCGAGCAAGTGCAAGAAGTGACGGCCGCCATTGAAAAGGCGCACGGCAGCAAATACACGCCAGAAGAGATTGAAATGGCCAAACAGATGACACTGACCTGTCTGTCCACCAAGCGTGCCACTGAATGGAAACTGTGGATGGATGTAGGTTGGTGCTTGCACAATATCGACAAGTCGGAAGCCATGTTCTGTGTTTGGATGCAATTTAGCCAAAAGTATTCAGGCTACCGCGCAGACTATTTGGCCAAACATTTCAGCTGGTGGAAGAATATGCGGGATGAAGGCTTGTCCATGGGTACGCTTCACCAATGGGCCAAGTCAGACAGCCCCGAAATGTACCAAAAAATCGTTATGGAGGACATTGTGAGTCTTGCACTCAAGGCGCGCGAAAACACGCCCATGTCCGTGGCGCGCATTGTCTATCACAAGTACAAGCACGACTATCGGTGCGGTGTGTATAGCACGCAGGACTGGTACGCGTACCGTGTGAATCGGTGGGTCAAGACGGACCGCGGCGTAGGCTTGCGGCTGCACTTGTCCAATGACATTTACAACATCTTTAACCGCGCACATGAAATCATCCTGAAACAGCATTACCATGTCAGCAACAACAAGGAGCGCGATACCATCGAGTCACAGGAAGAGGCCTTTGCCAAGATCAAGCGCTCACTGAACATGACTGATTTCAAGAACAATGTGATGCGGGAAGCCGCCGAGTTGTTTTACGACGAAGACTTTGTGCGCAAGCTTGACACGGCACCCTATTTGCTGTGCACGCCCAATGGTGTGATTGACTTGCGCGCCAAGCGCATGATGGTGGAATCGGGTGAAGCCGTCGAATGCATCCAGTTTCGGCAAGGCAAACCCGACGACTATTTGAGCCTGTGCACAGGAGTCGAGTACATTGAGTACGACCCCACACGACCGGAATACGTGGAGATTCACCGGTTCTTTGAGCAGATTTATCCCAATCCCAAAGTGCGCAAGTACGTGTTGCAGACGTTGGCGAGCTGCCTCGAGGGCATTAACCGTGGCCAAGAATTTCAGATTTGGACGGGTTCGGGCGGCAATGGCAAGGGCCAAATCATCCGTCTCATGGAACTGATTCTGGGCGACTATGCAGAGGCCGTGGACCCAACATTGGTGACGCGCAAGCGGCCAGACTCAACGCAGGCCAATCCACACATGTTCAAGATCATGAACAAGCGCTTTATTACCATGCAGGAGCCTGATGGCAATGAGCCCATTAACTATGCGCTGGTCAAGGCCATGACGGGCGGCGACATTATCAAGGCGCGGCTGCCTTTTGGCCAGCTAGTCGAGTTCCGTGTGGTGGGCAAGATTGTCTTTGCGTGCAATGACATGCCACCCATGCCAACGAGTGATGGTGGCACGTGGCGGCGCACGCGCGTGGTCAAGCACGTGTCGCGCTTTGTGAGCAACCCGAGCGAGGATCCCAAGCTCAACGAGTTCAAGGTGGACCCCGATCTGGACGAAAAGATGGTCGCGTGGGGGCCGGCATTCCTTTCACTGCTGGTCCACATATATGACACGGAAGTGCGGCCGGCGCGCGGCAAGTTGGTAGCACCTGACGAAGTGATGGAGGCATCCAACCAGTATCAGGAGAATAACGATGTGTTCCTGCAGTTCTGCACCGAGAACATTGTTCGCTGTGGAGAAGGTGAGGTGGGCGATGTGCGCGAGATGGATCTCAAGGCGCGGTGGAACGAGTGGAAGACCGAGTCGCGAATGCCGGGTGCATTCCGCGTCAAGCCCAAGGACTTGTTTGCGCGCGTCGAAAAGGCATTTGGCACACCTGACCACACCAATTCGGGGTTGCGTGTATGGCGGCAGTTCCGTCTCAAGCCGACGGATCTGGATGAGCCACTGGTGACCACTGCAACGGCAGCAACCGTGCCAGTGGCTTAAAGCGGGCCATATTGGTGATTGCCCGTTTGTATCTTTTTCCTGCTACCTTTGAAGTAAACTATAGGGTCCTCTCAAGAGATTGCCATATAGGTTATTTGGTGGTTGTTTCCGGCCCGCAGGGCCGCAGGGCCCTGGAGCATTTGCGGCCCTATTTGACAAACATGTCAATGCCCACTGCTGTCCCCACCACCATGGCAAAGACAAACACGAGCACGTACAAACTTTTCCATCCCGTCATGGCCACAAAGAGGCCGGCCGAACCCGCAAGAGCCGTGTAAAACGTGGCGCGAATGAGGGAATAGCTGCGGAAAATCTCTTGGCCACGGGCTGTGGTGCCAAATAGGAGGTACGCAAGTGTCAATACGGCGAGCAGGATTAAAAAGGGGCCTGCTGTTCCCAACCGCAACAAGAAAACAAGGGATACCGTTGCCGTAAAGACACCAATGGATGCCAACATGGCGAACAGCGCCGATTCGCCGGCACGCTGCCTCGTTTCCACATCGGTCAAGGCTATGCGCCGCTTCTTGTCAATGTCCGCCCGCAATGCGCTCGTTTGCTGGTCAAGGTCGTCGATAATGCGGCCGGCGAATGCGGCATCTTGGAGCGACCGCAAGCCGCCAGTGAGCACACGCACAAAGGCATGGGCTTGCGCGGCCGACTGGTCAAACTTGGACTGCCACGTGCCCGCCTCCTTTTGGGCCTGCGCTTCAGCCACGCGACGGCGTTCCGCTGTGTTGGCCTCGGGACCGAGGGCAGCAAACATGTCATTGCGCGCCTGTGCAGCCGCTTGTGCATTTGCCTTGGCGGCTTGCGCTGCCTGGTTGTATTGGACCAATGCCGTGGTACAGGCGGCATTGCTGCCGCACTGAGGAAGTTCAGGAGAGGGCAACGCCAACATGAGGTCTATTTGGCACATGGAAAGAAAATTCAAAACACTTGCGACATGACATTGGTGAGTCCGCCGTCGCCTGGCACGGGCAGGTCCGTGCCACCTGCACTGTACCGCGCTTCATTGCCGGCGGGGCAAATGGCGGCTGGCACCGTCTCGTGCTGGGGCATGGGCTTGAAATAGCGTTCGTGCCAGAACCGCTTGTCGCGCACATTGTGGTTGTAGTACGACTTGTACAGGCCAATGGCAGATGCGGTCGCCAACAAAAAGCCCACCATCATGGCAGTGACAGAGCCGGCCAAAAAGCCCTCGCGCCATGCGCCAATCATGGCGGCCGTCAAGAGCAGTGCAATGGCCGCCACTTGTAGCACATAGACCGTATCCAGCCCCTTGTTGTAGTAGAACTCATTGATTTCAAACTGGCGGCGTGTGGTACCAATGTCCTGTTGGATGGCTGCCGCGGCCTTGCTTGTCGTGTCCTTCATCGAAGTGACCGTTTGGTGCAAATCATTGGTGCGCGTTTCAAACACGGTGGCCGAATAGACGGCATCCTTGCCGAGCTTCATATTGGCATATGCCTTGCCAAAGGCTGCCTGTTTTGACTTGACCAAGTCATCAAATAGGGCATTATAGTTGGCCTGATTGGCTGCTGCAAACTCGGGATTCGCGCGGAGCAGGCTGACGCGGTTGCCGCGCTCAATTTCAGACAGCTCGGCCCATTCGCTCAACAATTTGTTGTATTGTGCCAAAATCGCGTCTGCCGACATTGCCGTACTACAGTGAATGGCTGATTATTTTCTCGACCCTTGCTTGCGCTCAGGCGTGAAGAGTGTACGCGTACAAGACCAAACCGGCGGCCACCACATTCAGGGACGAATAGAGTGCAATCATCATGGTCTTGCGCCGATTCTTTTCCTCGGTAAACTGCACCAACTGCTTGTTCGTGTCCAGTTGGAGTTTGGTATTGCCGAGCTGCTCGTTTTCTTGTTCCAGATTTCCGGCCAACAATTCGAGGTCGGCATTGGTCTTGTGGCCCTTGGGCAACAACTTGGTGGTGGTGTCGCTCAGTGTCAGATTGCTAAAGGCTTGCATGAATGCGAGAATGTAGTTCATTCGGGTATTGATAATGGCAATTTTCGCAAAGGTGGCCTTGAGGGATGTGTCCTGGTTGCCTGCGCTTTGTGCGGCCGCAACGGCGGCCGGCAAGACCGTCTTGTGCGCAAACTCGTAGCGGCGGCGGTAGTAGCACCACTCTTTTTGCAAGCGGTCCAGCAAGGCTTCATCAGCCGCCTGTTGAAGCGTGGCACGACCGGCCTCGGAATTGGCCGGCTGTGCACCCGCCCGTGCATCATAGTACTGTTTGCGCACACCTTGCACTGTTGACTCGAGCGTCTTGGGGTCAAATGTGCGCGTCGGTGCAGTGATATTGGTGGTAATGTTGGGTTGCGAATCAAAAGGGTCTGCATAATTGATACTGGTCACATTGGCCCCATCGGTAATGTTGTCGCACATGACACTTGTCCACTATTGCATGCACCGATTTTCTCAGCGCCTTGCTTCCCTGCGGGAACTGCCGCCGACCGCCATCATCCGGCCGCCGGGTGTCGACGACAGGAACACGGTGCGCAGATAGTCGTAAATGCCCAGACCAAGCGCAATTGCCGCAAGCGTCAGCATGGCAAACACGGCTGCCACGGCCATCAGGTAGGGGGCCAAACGGTCTGGCACCGGCCACTTGACGGGCAAATAGCGCCGTCCCCAAAAGGTTGTTTGGTCATAGACATCCACTTGAGCGGTGCGCGTTGCATCCACTTCCAAATAGTCGGCCAGCAGTTTTTCGAGCTCCTGCACCTTGCTGGTGCCGCCAGGCTGTGTTTGGACGTACAGGTCAACCCGCGATTTCAAGTCTTGAACCAGTGTGTTGGCTTCATGGACCAGGCTGTCGAGCTGTGACTCGAGCGTTTGCAGCCGGCCGGCCGCGCCCGTCACGCTGAGAAGGCTGTCCGCCTTGATGGCCATATAGGTCGAAACGAGTTGTGTGAATTCATCCTTTTTGCGACGGAGCAGGTTGGCTTTGCTATCCAATGTCGCTTGGTCAACAATGATATTGTTATTGACATCCAACAAGGGTTTGGTGGACATGAGAGAGGGAGACTACTACGAAACCCGCACAAAAAGATATCCAATGTAAGCAGACGGAATTGCGCATGTCGGAGCAAGAGCAGCAACAGCAACCATCCATTACCGCCAACATGACGATTTGGCCATCCACGTTGCTCGAATGGGCGTACGTGCTCGTTTCCATGGGAACGCTGGGTGTCATTTGCTATGTGCTGTGGCAGCTGCAGTTGCCCATTACGGCCATGCTGTTGGGTGCGACCAGTGCCTTGACGCTGGTTGTAGTGTACTATTTCCAGTGGTTCAAGAACCCTCATGATTTGAGTTTGTGGATGCCCCCCGTGTCCGCCTGTCCCGACTATTTGGTCCAGTACGGCCCCAACAAGTGCGCGGATCCGCTCGGCATTTCGCAGGCCAGCCCCATGCCCAATGCGCGCCGTTTGCTCAAGCTGCCGGCGGGCGGTCTGCCCACCGACGGCAACACCAGCGACTATATTCTCGATTTTGGTACCAACAGTACACTGGCGGCCAAGGCCAAGCTGGCGCAAGAGTACGGCCTCACATGGGAGGGTGTCATTTGATTGGGTTGTGAAAAAGGTCAAAAGGTACAAACGAACATAAGGTCCTGCACCAGCAGTCTTACCACATGTCAGCAATTGATATTCATCCTCATGCAAGTGCGGCCATTCGCGAGTGGTTGGACGAGCCCGTGTCGGCGACGACGGGCCAGCGGCCCAAAAATGCCAAGATTGCCGTTTTCCTGGTGGGTCCACCCGGTGTCGGCAAGACCACATTGGCGAAGCACGTGTTGCAGGAGCGTGGGTATGACACGGTCATTTTGAATGCAAGCCAGCGGCGGACGGAAAAGGACATTGAGCAATTGCTCCATTCGGTGCTGACCATGGAAAACACGGCCGACATTTTCCGCTCGCCCGAAGCGCGTCGCCGGGTGGCCATTATCATGGATGAGGTGGACGGCATGACGCAGGGCGAAAAGGGCGGGCTCAACCGCGCCCTCAAAATGCTCCGCGAAATGTCCAGCCGGTGCATTGACAATCCCGTCATTTTCATTTCCAATACATGGCTGGACAAGCGGTTTGCCACCTTGCGCCGGCTGTGCAAGTTGGTTGAAGTGGGGGTGCCGGCGCAGGAACGTGTGTGCAACTATGTGCGGTCACTGGCACCCGCGATCCCTGGGGACACGGCGGATGCCATTGCCACGCGCTACGGCTACGATTTGCGCAAGTGCCAACAGGCGGTGGCCGAGTGGGAGCGAAACGGGCACCTCGTGCCCGAGGGCAATGATGTCGAGGGGCACGACGAAGTGGATGCGTACGCCCGCATGGTGCTCACGGAGCAGCTCGACTATTACTGCCGGACGACGTTGGACAATAAAAAGACAAATACCATGGGTCTCAAGTTGCACGAAAACATGCTCGAGTTTTTGGCGCTCAATACGCAGCCCTCTGGCCCAAAGGGCCCAAAGGAAGCCGAGGCTGCCAGGATCCAACTCTATGTGCAGCTGTTGGACAAGATTGCCAAGAGCGATCGCATCGACTATTACACCTTTTTCTTTCAGCGCTGGAACTTGTTTCCCGTGTCGTTCCAACTCAAGATTCAGCATGTGAATGCAATCTTGTTTCGGTCCGATGCCGTTCAACAACCCGTCCGACTGCCGACCGTGTTGCGGCACACGGAAGTGCTCAACCGTCAGTCAGCACAATACAACCAGTACAAGACATTGCGCGGGCTTCGCCAATTCTTTGGATGCTCATTTGGCGACATTATCCCCATGTTGTACGCCGTCAAGCAGCGGCTGCCAGTGATATCAGCGGGAAAGGATGCGGGCGAGATTGATTTGGCGGCCTCACGGCCAATTGTGCATGCGCTCATCAAGGCAATGGAGTGGCGAGAGAGCATGACGGATGCAGAGGCTGACATGATGGTCGAGTGTGTGGCGGGGTTGCCCGACTTGTGGGCAGAGGCAGCAACCGTGGTGCGGCGCAAACGGGGCCGACGTTCAACTGCTGCCGCGGTCATGGATGATGAAGAAGGGCCCGAAGGGCCGGACGACGAATGCGAGTAGAACGATTGGAATACAAATAGGAGGGTTGCAGGCAACCTTCTTATTCGTGTTCTCGCGAACAATAGCAGCGGGTGGTTTCGATCCACCGATTTCCCGGTTATGAGCCAGGCGCGTTTCCTCTATGCCACGCTGCTATCTGTATGTACGCATGTTATCCTTAGGTGCTTTTTTACGGTTCCATGTCAGCGGCAACGGCAGCCGAAAAGTCGCCAAGGGTCCTCGACATGCTCGAGGTCGAGGCCGAGACTGGAAGCTCGTTCAAGTGGCACAAGTGCAAGATGCTCAGCGGCCGCTCGCGCCCCACCCGTTGCGCACGACCAACCATTTGAGCCTCCACGTGGCTGGGCACCCGGTGAAAAAAGACCACATGGGTTGCCTCGGGCAAATTCAGACCCGCTCCCATCCCCTCTTTTGAAATGCACAAGAGCTGCAAATTGCCGCGTCGAAACCGCTCCATGAGCCGCTCGAGCGTTGCTGCAGGGCCTTCAAAAAGGGCAAACGCGACACCAGCCGTCTCGCACGCCCGCGCAATCTCTTGGCACGCCCGTGGATTGGAGGCGAATACGACCACCTTGTTCTTGCCGTGAGCCTGGTGGCAAACATCCATGAGGGCGGCAATCTTGGTCGGCTTGGGCGGTGGCATACAAAATCCAGGCGGCAAGGATTCCGTGTCTGCAATCACCTTCCACGTGTCGGGCCGCAAGGGCGCACGACACATGGGGCATGCTGCTGCTGCTGTTGCTGCAGCCGCACGGTCTGTCAGTGTCCCAACCACCCGTTGCAGACACAGGAGGCAAAAGATGCTGCAGCAACATTGCACCATGGTGGGAATCACATGCTCGCACATGCACACGGCACAGGATTCTGTGTGATAGCGCATGATGCGTTCCCTGACCAGCCGCATGCGTGTCTCGAGCCGTTCAATGCGCTTGGTAAAGGCGGCCACCCGCTGCTCCAACTCTTGCGGCGGATAGTCAAGCGATGCATGATAGTCGCGTGATCGGCGTAGCTCCTCCAGGTTCCGCGCCAGCACCTTGTTGACGGCGCGCACCAGGCTGTCGCGCGATTGCGGCACAATGCCCAGCGCATCATACACGGATGCCACGTCATTCGCATCCACAAAGCGCTGCAGCTTTTCGGGCAACAGGTCAACGACCAGCATGGACAGTGCCGCGCTCTTGCACTCGACATGGTCCACCGTTGGATTGTCAATATGAAAGGATGCGTCCACAAATGTGTCACGACTGCGCACCACCCACATCCACCGCGCTGCATTGCCGAGCGTAAAGGTCATGCCAATGGGCCGGGTGCACTGCACGCCGCCCGAGTAGATGCGCCACTTTTCCTTGACGAGCCGCTGTACGTATTCGGGGTCCAATATGTCCATGGCCACCTTGATCTCGTGATCGACCATCCACGAGACGGGCCCTGCCGTGGTGAATAGGATATTGACAAAGTTGGGTGTGACGGCCCAATAAAAGTCGGCGAGCGGCATGCTAAAGCTGGCCGAGTGTGACACGGCGTTCCACCTGATCGTATCGGCCTCATCGACAATGCACCGTCGCCAGGTCAGTGTCTCAAAATCTGGCCGCTTGACCAAATGGTTCATCATGGTGTGCGGAATGACCACGACATCAGCATGGCTGACCGATTCCAAGAGTGCCGGCGCGACCGCCTGTGCCTTGGTGGCAATATAGGTTGCGGTCAGTCGTGTTTGTGTGGAAACGTATTCCTTCCACTGGCCAAATATGTGTAGCGGGACGATGAGCAAGCTGGGTTTTCTGCCGGAAAGGCCGGAGGACGAGGCGGCGGACGGGGAATGCTCGTGGGTGACAATGCAGTGGCGGCTGCAGGGGACGACAATGGACCGCTGCATCCTTGCGGGTGCAATGTCGGCGGCAATGAGGCTGAGAATGGTGAGCGATTTGCCGGCCCCTGGCTTGTCTGCCAAGATGCCCAGTCGAGAGCACATGGACAGGCCGTCGGATTCTGGGACCGACTGACCCGTTGCCACGGCAGCTTCCAGTGCCAACATTTTGTGCAATGCAGCAAGTTGGTGTGGTTTCAAGGGGGTGTGCACTGCGGCCGGCTGGGTGGCGCGCGGGCTGCATTCGTCAAGCGAATGGCGGTACACGTTATTGACAAGGGCTTGTGTGCGCCGGACGGTGGCTTCAACGGCACTCATTTTGCGCTTGTGAAAAGGAAGGGTCTAAGAATCACCCTTTTTGATTCTTCTTATATCCAATTTGCCAGTCATGCGGATGCCAAATAGTGTGCTGTCTGTGTTTTTACGGTCACATACAGCTTGCAGCAACCTATATGGCCTGGCCTGGCATTCAAGTGACGGCAATATAGGTAGGCCCGAGTGAGGATGAATGTTCGGCCTCCAATTCTGAATACCACCCGGCACCGCACTATATGGCCAATTTCGACGGGTAAAACACGCGAAAGCCCGTAGAGGCAAGATGTCCCGGACCCGACTATGGCCGTCATGTGGGCAGCCCGATTTGGTTTCCTTCTTGCCTTTGGCAAAGGTCACTCGTTGTCATATAGTCAGCAGCAATGTGTTGCAATGTGCGCAGTTTCATACACTATATGGCCTTTGCCGAAGGCTTTAAGTTGTTTTACTTCTTGCCTTCGGCACAGGTCACCCGCTGCCATATAGTCAGCAGCAAATGTGTTGCAATGTGCGCAGTTTCGCACACTGCTGCCTGCGGCAGGCACACTATATGGCCCCGGTCGCAACAAATTATTGAACCATCCGTCCGCATACCCTCCATTCCGCGTGGAAATGACGGAAAATCGTGGAATTCGCTGCTCGCGCACCCTGACAACACAGATCACATGTGCAGGCCGCTTGCCCAGTATTGGTGCGTCCTACACGCATATCGAGTCACTTCAAGGCGTAGTTGCCCCTGAAACCTCGCGCGTGGTCATGTACCACGCAAAACTCACATCGCTCCGCGGGCTCGAGGTTGCCGACAACATTGAGCACGCGTTTCTTGGGTTCAACCGCATCCATTCGTTCGAACCAGCCGACAAGGGAATCCGCGTTGGCGTGTTCGACCTTGCAGGTAACCCTCTCACCAGCTTGCAAAACGCACCCGTTTGCCGCGAACTCATCGTGAGCTCCACCCTTGTGCCCGATCTGGTCGGCGCTCCAGAAGGCATTGAAATGATCCGCTGCGGCCACTCGACCCACCTCAAGTCGTTGCGCGGATGCCCGTCCACCGTCAAGCTTATCGAATGCAGTTGCGCGCCCAATTTGGTGATTGAAGCGGAACATTTGCCGCCTCGGTTGGAAGAGCTTATCACCGACATTACAGACATGCAGCCTTGGTCACAAAACCAAACAGGTTCCGCGTGCTGCGGTCCTTGATAAAGGCCCGCAAGTGCAATGCCGTTGTATGGCACAGTGGGTCGGCGCGCTTGCCCCGCTTGTCCACCGTGTTGCTCTCATGTGAAATGGCCAAGATGGTCTTGAACGGGTCCAGTTGCACCATGGGTGTGCTGTACCCTTCCAAGAATCCAGCCTCTTCGCCACACCGAATATCCTCTGGGTGCACGTGTGCCCGTGCATATGCCCGCGTGTATGCCATGGTATTGTTAATGGCATGGTTTGGGCCATAGTGCGCATAGGGCCCAAAGCGCACAATGCTGCCCGTGTCGGTAAAAAACACGTGCAACTCGGAGCACCCCGCCACTTGCCTTTTTGATTGCTGCAGCCGTTGCACCGCGTGCGCCACACGGTCGGGCGGGTAATAGTCGTCGTCGTCCATGCACACAATGTAGTCACCCGTGGCCTCCTGGTTGAGCCGGTTGCGCTTGGCACCAATGGTCATGCGTTCAGGGGCGGCAATGTAGCGCACATTGGGCAGCCCCAGATCAGCAAATAGGTCGCCCACCTTGTCGGTTCCGTCGTCCAGCACAATCCACTCCATGCAGTTTTTCGGGTAGGTTTGGGCGCGGTAACAAGCGATGAGTCGCCTGATAAACTCGCGGCGATTGTACGTGGGTGTTACGATTGTCACGAGCGGCTTGGTCCTTGCTTTCGTTTGCGGTTGCGTCGGGGGCATGTCTGTTTGTTGGCAAGTACTATTTCGTCGCCTCTTTTCATGCGGTTGCACTTGCAACAGCAGGGGTGGCAGTTGCAGATGAAGGCTCTGCTGCCCCGTCAAACAGCACGGCATGCCACTGCTGGACTTCTTGCAGTTCGGATGCATTCAGTGTGTACCGGCACGGCCATGTGAGCCAGCGTCGGATACGGCTCCAAATGTCCGCCGCCGCCTCTGAAGAGGTTGCCTCCGTCTCGAGAATCAAGGGCAATGCTGCATGAAATCGCCGACGCTCACTCGGGTTCTTGTGCAGGTACACGAGAATGGACGGAAACATGACGGGCGCGGTCAAAAAACCAATAAACCAGACCAACAGCTGCTGCGACCAATGCGTGGCCAAATAGTAAGGCCGGTTGGCCCACCAAGCGCCGCTGTATACAAAAATGCCCAGTGCAATCCCTGCCACCAAAATGTAGCCCAGTACCTTGGCAATGTCCACGGCCATGGCGACACTGTCAAACTCATCCTTGCCATTGGAACCATCCTTGTTTTCCATGTCTGCGCCTTGCTGTTACACACGAGCAAAAATCGGTTAGTCAAATGTCAGGCAAATCGCAAAGTGGTTATTGACCCATGTGCACACCATTCGAAACAGGACCAGAGGAAACGTTGACTCCTGGTCCACTTCCGTGTACATGCTTGTACATGACAATTGATTACACCAGGTCGATTTTCCAAATGACAACTCCGTGCCATTGGTTCTCTGGTGTGTTTGGACCCATGACACCTGCGACGGAAGAGTACACTTGACGGTCAAGCGTCGTTGTCACAGTGTCCAGGGACTGGACAGCCGCCAGTCCGCACATGCGCGCAGTTCGGACCGCCTCTTCATACGCCGAAATGAGCGAAAAGTAGGCGCGACCTTGCTCCAGCAGCTCAAGTGCTGTCGTGAGGGGACACACGGTGACGACCATATAGGGCATTGTGACTGTTTGTCTGTTTGTTCGTTCGTGCAACGCGGGGAAAAACCAAGTGCACGCTTTTGTGCGTTCAATTTTTTTGCCCCACAACCGCCAGCACACTATATGGCCCTGTGTGGCTCTGGACACTACAGCTGGAAGCGTTTGCCGCCATACCCACTCTGAATGGAAAACAAATTGTACCGTTCCACAAAAAAGGTCATGTCGTACGTGTACGTTGCGCCGGTGGCAAGCGGGTGCACATCCAACTCCAACTCGATGCGCTTGAACCGCGACATGTTGCAAGTGCCGGATGGTGGGTCCGTTGCACGGTGCGACAGTGCAAAGGAATGCACAAACTCCAGGTCATCACCCTCTCCCTCGCAGAACCTATATGGCTGGTAACGGCTAAAATACCAGTCCGCATGCTCCTGCACAATCTCCGTGCCATCGCAACGGATAATGGCACCGCGGATGATTTCGCGTTGTGTGCCATCGGCGGCAACGCCCGACGATGCCACACCAATTTGTGAGCCGGCATAGGTAATGGGGGCTGACGTGGCGACTGTCCAATTGCTCATGTTTTCCCAGTCATTTCGGTCGCCCGCATCACTGCGCCGGGCGAAAAAGTAGATGCGTGTGGACAGGCCATGCTCGTCCAACAAGAAGCGCGTTCGTGTGGTAATGGCCGGAAAACTGTACTGCCGCACCTCCTTGTACATGTACATGAGCGGCTGGGCTGCCAAATAGTTGCGTGCAGCCGCAGTCAAGTATGCGTAATTGACCTCGAGCTGCGGCAACAAGTGCCACGTGTCCAGGACACTCCGTGGCTGCGTCACGTCTTGCAAAAAGGCCCCAATATTGGTCGCCGTTGCATTGGCAGGCCGAATGCGAGTGGTTGGTGTACCGCCACCCGCATCCAGCACCGTGTACCAGTACCGAATGGGCTTGAACACCACTTGAATTTCCACATCGCAGTTTTGCAAGAGAACCAGTGGCAGGCTGCACGCCGTGTCCTCCATGAACCACGCGCCCAGCGGCAGGACGATGCGGCGGCCAGGGATGGAAGGCCGATTGCCGGCCGCCGTCCCGCCGTCAATCGTATTGGGGTAGCCATTGCCACTGGCGCTCTTGAATAGACCGGACGCGGGGGCGGTCATTTCGGTTGTCCACCCAATCAGCCGCTTGAACTTGTTGTACTGCGCAGGACTCATGTCCTGCTTGGCACGGCGGCCCAGATACTCGCCAGGGTACGACTGCATGGTCTGGCCATTGACAATGACCGTGATGCGCTCAATGGCATTGTATCCCAGCCCCGGCACCCACTGGAATTCGTACGGGTTGGAATTGGTTGCATGAAGTGGCGAATAAATACTGGGGGCGGCAAAGGACAGACAAACGTCCGTGACCAAATCGGCCGACCGTGGCAATGTGACGCGCATGGACAGCGACGTGTCCATCATGGGCGAATCAGACGTGGATGAAAAAGGGACGGCAATATTCTCCATGGCAAAGTGCGAGTACTTGCGGTAGGCCTTGTAAAAGGGCGTAAACAGAGGCTGCCCAACCGGCTTGCCCGTCTCGCGGTCCACATAGGGAATGCCGTGAAACTCGCTGGGCGCATAAGGGTTCACATCATTTGGCGCGTTGAAAAAGAGATTCATATTGTTGGTCGCAACAAGGACAAGGTCACCGCCACCCGGCATTTCAAAAGAGAGGCCGTGTCTATTCTACTTGGCACACGATTTTTGCGCACACGCAAACACGGCCTCTTTTTCTGCTGGAGGAACAGAATGGCTCACCCCGAGTATGCGCCGTCCGTGTTCAGCATGGCCTGGAACGGCTGGAAAAGTGTGTTGCGCTTCCTATTTGTCGACCACTGGCTGCCAACTGCCGTCTTGGCCTTGTGTGGCGCGGCCGGCCTCTCCATCATGTTTCCACAACTCCACCTCTATTTGCAAGCGTGGCTCATTGCCGCCGTTTCGCACGTGCGCGGCTCGCTATTTGTCGGACTGTTCACGCTCGCCCTCACTGCCATTGTCGGCTATGCAGTGTACAAGCATGTCTTGTCGAGCGACATGGTCACGGATGTGGGATTGGTCGGCCCGTTTGACCTCACCGATGCCAAACGCATGCCGGCACCTGGATTTGACCGGCTGGCCAAGAGCAAGGTTGCCGAGGAGTTTACCATTGGCGCATTTTTCCGCATGGAGCCGCACGATCAGGCGCAGGCCTCTTCGCGGTCCATTACCAAATCGCACCCGCTCATTACATGGGCAAACCGGTGCACGCTGGGCTATCGGATTGCAACACAGGAACTGGTCTTGACCGTGTTTGAAATCAACCCGTTCGATTTGAACAAGCGGGCAACCGAGGAGCTGGTGGTCAAGAATGTGCCCATGTACCGCTGGGTGCACTTGGCCGTTGCCATGCACAATCGTGATATCGATGTCTTGGTGGACGGCGAGGTTGCGGGCTCGCTGAAGATGAGCTACCCCATCCAAGAAGCCACCGACAAGCCCGTATATGGCCATCGATTGGGCGGTCAGTACAAGGACGTACGGGGCTCGTACATGTACCCTCATGCGTGGACGCATGCCATCAAGCCGGCCATGTTGCGCATGTTTATTCGCGACTATCAAAATGCTGATAAATCCCCGGAGGGCCCTCGCGTCGCCTTGCGGACGACCATCAAGTTGGACATGGAAAGCCCCATTCGAGGCCTCATGAACCACCACTTGAACGAGCCTGGGCCCAATCAAGTCATCGTGTACGACTATTAAAAAGGACACGAGATTTTCTCGTTCAACAGTAGCCGAAATGAACGCGTCGACAGGTACCACGAGCCTTCTTGTCAAGGGTGTCGCAGCTCTTGCACTCTTGGTAGGCATCTATTTGGCCTATGTGTTCATGTGGCAGGGCGGCAGCAAGAACCCCGCCTATGCCAAACTGCTCGACACAATGTTGAGCGGACGAAGCCAGCCCGCGTCGGGCAACAAGTTGACGGCACCGCCGGCGCTTTTTCCCGGTGGTGAGCTAACCCTCTCCTTTTGGCTGGCCATTGACGATTGGAACCACCGCTTTCGGCAGTTCAAGCCTGTGCTGCAACTGGAAGCGCCCACCTCCACGGCGGCAGAAGCGGGTGTGACACCGCTTGTCGCCATGTTGCACCCCGTCCAAAACGACCTCATCTTTTACATTCGCACGAGCGGCGCGGGTTCCAGCTCGGACCCCATGGCCATGACAAGTGACGGCACCCGGAAGGCAGTGCTGGCACCCAATTCCACCATTAGCGCGAGCACAATGGACGCACTTGGGACCAATTCGGCAGAAGAGCGCATTGTGGTCAAGGACATTGAGTTGCAGCGTTGGATCAATGTGGTGCTGGTGCTCAATGGCAAGGCATGCGATGTGTACATGAATGGCAAGCTACAGCAGAGCCGGATCCTGCAGAATTTGCCGGCATTGCCGACGAGCGGCGCGGTCGTGGCCGCACCCGACGGCGGCTTTGGCGGCTTCTTGTCGACGGTGGAGGTGTTTTCGGCGGTGCAGTCACCGGCAGAGATTTACGCCATTTACCAAAAGGGGCCCAGCACGGCGGGCTCCGGCCTCAAGGGTGTCCTGTCCTATTTGTTCAACATGTTCTCCATCAATGTCACCTTTGCGACGGCGGATGGGCGACAGTCGTACAATATCCAGGTTTAATGACAGAGAAAATCGCTGCACCATATAGACGTTGTTTGCTGACATGAATGCAGCCGCGCTAACCTTTGGCAAAGAATTGGTGCAGAGCAAGAGTTGGTGGGCGCAGCTCATCTTTTTTGTAGTGGGCTGGTTGGTGCTCCGTGCCATCATGACGGCGGTCGATGTCATGGTTCGCTACTACAAGCGATACGGCCAGATGCACACGGTGTTGATTGAGCACACGACAACGAGCGACCAACAGCGCCGCTTTTTCCAGGACCCTGCCAACATTGCGGCCAAGACCATGTGGCCGTCCGCCAATGAATTGCAGGGTGTCGAGTTTTCGTACGCCACTTGGCTGAACATTAAGCCGTCGACCGTGTCCGCAGGGCAATCGGGCTTGAAGCACATTTACCACAAGGGCAGCACCAATGCCAGCTGCTTCCCGCTCATGGCACCTGGCATCTTTGTCAAGGCCAATGACAATGTGATGCGCGTCTTTATGAACACCTACTCCAAGTGGGACGACTATGTAGATGTGACCAATGTGCCCATTAACAAGTGGTTCCACTTTGTGGTCACGGTGACTGGCAAGGACTTGACCGTGTACATCAATGGCAACATTGTACGGCGGCACGTGCTCAGCGGCGTGCCACGGCTCAACCATGGCGACGGCATTGCCTTTATGGCCGGTGCCAACCAAAAGATGCGCAACGGACCCGAGTCGGAGGATTTCAACTTGTTGGGCGCATTTTCCGGCCAGGCATCACGGATGCAGTACTATGCCTATGCGCTATCCTTTTCAGAGATTGACGGGCTGGTACGGGAAGGTCCATCCTCCAAGATGGACGACACGGCGCTCACCAATACACCGCCCTATAATGCAGACGATTGGTGGGTCAATGTGTACACACGACCTGGCGGCTTGCAGCCGCCAACCATTGCTTAGGTCTCCACAAGGGGCCAAAAGGCCCAAAGGTCCCAAAGGCAGTCGCTCAACTATGCATGTACGACACACAAACCTGCAGCACTATATGGCCTTGGGCGGCAGACGCAGTGAACCTACCTCAGGCCCGTTGGGGACCAAATAGTGTGCTGCAGGCCCCGACGAAAAAAGTATGTGTACGCTTGTTTTACAAACGTACACATACGACACGAGCTCAACCATCGCGGTCGAGACACCAATCGATGAATCGGTCAGGATGCCACGCTTTTTCAACCAGCTCCTCCTTGAACCGGCGCGTGCGCGCCATTTGCCGATGTTTTGGCGCAGAATCGTTTGGAACCATGCCTTCAAATGTATTCGTGCCCATTGAAGTCCAGTCCCACGGCAAATCAGCATGCTCACAGATGTCCTGAACCGTAATGCAGGGATTTATACTCAAGTTGCTCCAACCCGCAGAGTCGCGGGAAGCGACAGCAACGTGCGTCCTGAACGTCAACGCCGCCCGAACCGTGACATTTGGATTGGAACACAGGCCCGACCACACCCATGGCAAATCTGGATGCGCAAGTACATCATCCATTGTGATACCAGGATTGCGGCTCAGTCTGTTCCACAGGTTCAGCCACTCCCAACTGTGACTGTTGTACTTGGCGCACACGTCGCCCAGGAAACCCAGAATATCCTCAATGGTGATATTCGGATTGCTGCTCAAGTCGCGAAAAGTCCACGGCAAGTGTGGCCTGCGTCGGAAATCCTCGATTTGCACATCTGGACGTTTCGCAACCACTTCCCAAGGCCATGGGTGTTCCACGTGTGCAAATATGTCGTCCAATGTAATGCCAGGATTTGAGCTCAACCAGTAATAATTCCAATGCTTGTTGGCATGTGTGAGAAGCTTGTCGGCATGTGTGAGAACATCGTGCATGGTTAATTGGGGGTGATTGCTTATCCTGGACCAATCCCAGCCCAGGCTGTCATGCGAAAACACGTCTTGAATGTCAAGTGTGGGGTTCCCGCTTGCCCATATCCAATTCCAGGGTAACTCGTTGTGCGCAAACATATCCTTAACTGTAATGCGCGTGTCACGGCTCAATCGCCCCCAATGCCACGGCTTGTCGGGAAACGCGAGAACATCTTCGATGCATACATTTGGGTTTTTACTGAGGCTTGTCCAACACCACGGTTTGTGCGGATGGTTCCGCACATCTGCCATGGTAATATCAGGTTGTGAGCTAAGATATTCCCAGCGCCATGGTTTATCGGGATGATCCAACACATGATGCATGCGTATATTGGGATTGCCGCTCGCGGTTACCCAGTTCCATGGCCTGTCGGCGTTTTCAAACATGTCTTCAAGAGTGATGTTTGGACTGAAGCTCAGCTCACACCAATCCCATGGCTTATTTGGATACGCATTGACCAGTTCAATGAGCCGCATGGTTTGACTTGGCAAGGTCACGCACACGTGGCAAAAAACTTGTGTGCACCAACTTCAAAATTCTATGTGCTGCTGTCGAGACACCAATCGATGAACCGATCGGGATGCCACGCCTTTTCAACAAGCTCCTTTTTGAACGCGCGCGTGCGCGCCGTTTGTCGGTGTTTTGAGACGGGTTCGTTTTCGACAGCATCAAACACATTTTCGCTGATACACCACCGCCATTCCCATGGCAGTTCGGCATGATCAAATATGTCTTGCACGCGAATGGAAGGGTTTGCGCTCAGTTTCTCCAACGCCCCCACCAGTTTCAATTGTCGTTCTCTTGCACAACAATCTGGGTCGAATGGTGAAAGAACTGCCACAAGTGCCAGTATCGCCTGCACGGTTGCATTTGGGTTCCTGCATAAGCCTGACAAATCCCATGGCAGTTTCGGATGTGCAAACACATCGTGCATGGTGATGCCAGGGTTTGCACTCAACTTTGACCAACTCCATGGATCATCAACCATTTCTCCTAGGACATCCTTCATACGAATATTCGGATTACAGCTCAAACTGATGAACTCGCGTGGAGACTGTGTTTTGCACAAGAAATCCTTAATTTGTACATCGGGGCGTTTTGCGACCGACGACCAATGCCACGGGTATGTCGGGTGTGCAAAGATGTCGTCCGCTGTGATACCGGGATTTGAGCTCAATCGACTGTAATTCCATGGTAGGTCAGAATGTGTGCGAACGTCGGCAAAGGTCAGTTTTGGATGACCGCTTAATAGGAACCAATCCCAGATGCGAGAGTGGCTATCGAGCGCGTCTTGAATGTCAAGTGTTGGATTATCGCTGGCCCACCGCCAGTCCCATGGCAGGCGACGGTGCGCAAGCATGTCCTTGACTGCAATGCCTGCATTGTTGCTCAAGAAACTCCACTCCCATGGCTTGTCAGAATGCAAAAGCACATGCTCAATGCGAATGTTTGGATTGTGGCTCACCCACTTCCAAACCCAAGGCTTGTCAGGATGGCCAAATATGTCGTCCGGCGTGATGCCTGGATTTTCGCTCAAACTGTGCCAACGCCATGGTTTGTCAGGGTGATTCAACACGTGATACATGCGGATATTGGGATTGCGACTCGCGGCCACCCACATCCATGGTCTGTCGGGATTTTCAAACATGTCCTCAAGCGTTATATTTGGGTTACTGCTGAGATGGTGCCAATCCCACGGCTTGTTGGGGAATGCATTGACCAATTCAATGAGCCGCATGCTTGTTGGGTCGTACACATGTGGCAAAAAACTTGTGTGTACCAACTTCAAAATTCTATGTGCTGCTGTCGAGACACCAATCGACGAATCGATCGGGATGCCATGCCCTTTCAACCAGCTCCTGTTTGAACGCGCGCGTGCGCGCTTGTTGACGGCACTGCATCTCGTAGCCAAATGTGCCGGCGCTTACTGCATCCCACGCCCACTGCATGTCAGGATGGTCATATATGTCCTTGACGGTGATGCCTGCGTTGCGACTCAGCATTGTCCAATTCCACGTCTGGTCTGTGCGCGACGGGTCTGGCTGCCACACCTTGTCCCACACGGGCACAATACGTGTCTTGTCCGCAAGCACCATTTGCATGGTCACATTTGGGTTGGAGCTCACATTGAGCCAGCTCCACGGCAACTCGGGGTGGCCAAATATGTCCTGCATTGTGATACCAGGGTTGCGGCTCAGCCAGTGCCAATTCCACGGCTTGTCAGGATGCTTGAGCACGTCTGCCATGGTCACGTTTGGGTTGTGGCTCACGCCCGCCCAATCCCATGGCTTGTCTGGATGGTTCAAAATGTCGCGAAAGTGAACATCGCGGCGAGCAGAGAGGGTCAGCCAATTCCACGGCCGGTCGAGGTGCGCAAATACGTCCGCCAAAGTGATGGCCGTGTGGCGGCTCAGATAGCCGTAGTGCCAAGGCTGGTCGGCATGCACAAGCACATGCCACATGGTCACACTTGGATTGGCGCTCAACCCTACCCAATCCCATGGTTTTTCAGGGTACGCAAGGACATCTTCCATTGTCACGGAAGGGTTGATGCTCACCATTTTCCAGTCCCATGGGAGTTCGGGGTGCGCGACAATGTCTTCCATTGACACGCCAGGATTTGCACTCACCCGACTCCAATCCCACCGCATGGTTGCATTGGTGAGTACATGCTTCATGGAGAGGTTGGGGTTGGCACTGAGGCTGCGCCAAGACCATGGCAAGTCGGGGTGGGCAAGGACATCGTCCAATGTCACACTTGGGTTCCGGCTCAATGCGCTCCAGTCCCAGTTCTGCCACATGTGCTTGTGCTCCAGTACGTCTGTGAGCGTCACGTTTGGGTTTGCGCTGAGATGGGTCCACCTCCAACATACGTCAGGCCGTGCGCGGACCAAATCGATAAGCCGCATGGTGCATACATTGAAAAAGCGCAAGGCGTGCTTAGGTGCTTTTTCGGTGGCAGTGGCGGGGCCGTATAGTTTGCTGCTTGTTTGTGCTGCCGCCATCGAAAAAAGCACACAGCACAGCACAACCCAACTATTTGGCACCACGCATGTCCGCCAGTAGCCCAGTCACATATGCGATAAGACCGGGTCTGTTGAGGTATGCAGTTGGGTTGGGCAATTGAAACACCTTTGCCTTTTCGACCGCCGCCGCAAACTCTTCTTCTGTCACCGCCTTGCTGACCGCCTTTTTCGGTTTCCGGCGGTGGCCCAGTTGCACGCCCACCACCACCATATTGTTGTGGTCAGGTAGCATAAAGCGCCCATCGTCATAGTTTGGTTCGTAATTGATGGGTCTGTCGCAGTAAAGACACGTTTTCAGATAGTATTCGTCCCAGTTGTTGTTTTCCACACTGCCAGGACGATAGTTTGCACTTGTAAAGTGCGCTCTTTTGTTGCAACAATAGCACCTGACAAGAAAGCCGCCCTCCTGACTGTCAAACAGGTCGCACCGGATTCCCGTTTGCGGGATTCCCTTGGACTCGAAATATTGGTGGATCACCAGCCGGACCTGTGCGTCGCTTGTGACATATGCTGTCAGCCCCTTGTCAAACTCCATGATCGGTATCCAAAAAAAGGTGGGAGGCGACGGTCCTTTCAAATTTCGACTGAGCCAACGGACTGTGCAGCATGTGCCCGAATGTATTTGAGCAGACGCAAGTATTGGTACGCCTGCTCATCCGCATCGTCAAGGGCGTAGTGTGTGTGGGGCAGCGTCGTTTTCATGTACCCAAGCACAGCCTCCTTGGAATGTCCAAGGAGTGTCAGCGTCTTGAGCATTCCCGACATGCACGTGGCCATATAGGGCAAGGATGTGAGTGTCTTGGCGGCATCGACGTATCGATGGTAGTACGAGTTGAAGAATTGCCAGTCAAACGAAGATGGCCATGCGACCCATTCACGCACCTCATATTTGGCGTATACCTGCTCGAGCCAGCTATGCAGTGTGTTCATGCCGACGGCAGGGTCAACCGACTCGGCGCAAATGCGATCATAGGTTGCCTGATTGTCTGCCCAAAACTTCATGGTGGATGCTGAACGTGCGCCATCTTTGGCTTCTTTGAGGCACACGGAAATACCTTCCTTTTGCCAATCCAGCTTGCCAGGTTGGTCAGACGGGTCGTCGGCATACAAGCACACGCGAACACCAATCTGAATGCAACTGTATGCGCCAGGTGCAGGGCCGGTGGCCTCCACATCAAAACTGAGAAAGACTGGCTGCATAATTTTCGGGTGTCCGAGTGCCAAATGCCCCCCTCCCCTTGTTCAATTTTCCAAGGGAGGCCACATTGACGTAAAAAGAGTGTGGTCTGCTGGTTGTCGAAGGCAGGTGTCACTCGTCTTCAGAATCCACACACCAATCGAGGAACCGATCAGGATGCCATGTCTTTTCAATGAGCTCGGCCTTGAGCTTCCTCGTGCGTGCCACTTGACGGTTGCGTGAGGCCATGTCACGACCAAATGCATTGGAACTGAGCGCACACCAGTTCCAGTCCCTGTCGCGGTAGTGAAATACGTCGTCGACGGTGATGTCTCGTCGGCAACTGACGGTCCATGAGCAGTTCCATTGTGGTTTCGCCATCAGTTGATGAAGCGGCCAAAAGTCACCTGCTTGTACAGACCAACTCCATGGCATCCATGGCAACTCTGGATAGTCGCGAATGTCTTGTGTGGAGATATTTGGATTTCGGATGAGAAAATCCCAATCCCATTGCAGGTTTCGATGCTTCGCCACCTCTCGAATGCAAACGTCCATGAACTGACTGAGATAGCCCCAATTCCAGGGCTTGGTTCGACTGCTCAAAACCTGCTCAAGTCGTACACTTGGGTTGCAACTGACGGCTTGCCATTGCCATGGTCGGTCAGGATGCGCAAGAATGTCTTGCACCGAAATACCAGGATTCCGGCTCAACGAGACCCAGTTCCATTGCGAATCAGGATATTTGAGCACCATTTGCATGGTCATGTTTGGATTTGCGCTCATGTGTTTCCAATTCCACGGCCATGTTGGGTGAGCAGTCACGTCTTGCATGGTGATACCGGGATTTGCGCTGACCTTGGCCCAATTCCAAGACTCGTCGAAATGCGCAACAATGTGCTCCATTCGGAGATTCGGGTTTTCGCTCAACATGTCCCAGTCCCAGGGTTTGTCTGGATGCGCTGCGACATGTTCAAGTGTGACATTTGGATTCCAGCTCACATAGTTCCAAGACCATGGCACCTTGGGATTGTCCAACACATCCCGAAATGTCATGTTCGGGTTCGCACTCAAACCGTCGTAATTCCACGGCTTGTCTGGCTCTGCGAGCACGAGATCAATCAGTCTCATTGTGCATGCGGGTGTGCAAACGCAGTCAGGGCAGCAAAATGTCGAGTTCAAATTTCCATCTCATGGTTGCTTTGTGCCTTCGGCAAGGGCCATATAGTTTGCTGCCGGCTCCTGCTGACCTATATGGCAGTGGGTGACCTTTGCCGAAGGCAAGAAGTAAACAACTTAAAGCCTTCGGCCTTTGCCAAAGGGCCATATCGTTTGCTGCCTGTACCTGCTAACCTATATGGTACCATATAGGTCTGTGCAGTGTGTGCTTGGTCGAGCCAGTGGGCGGGCGGCAAAATAATTGAAGTGTTGCCGGCCGGCGCGCTGATGTCGAACTGCGACTGAACTGTCCGCAATGAATATTCAAGGTATCACCCACATGTTCAACCGGCTCATTGAGCAAGGGCCCTACGTGGCCGGCAAGGGCGACGATGCATCCACCGGGATTGCCGTCACAGAGAACAACTATGCAGAAGCCCGAGCGCATCTTGTCCTCTTGACATTGCAACTGTATCCTCTCTTGCACAAGCATGTGCCGCAGTTGCGGATCAGTGTGCTATACGAAATGGACCCACGCGAGGTGGAGCGCAACAAGGGGCCCATTGCCAAGATCCGGCGATACACCCAGGACCCAAACAATGTGGTCATGTACATTTCGCTACGCAATCGGCAGTTTGTCAATCGGCTGTTGCAGCCCATTGACATGATTGCCAACCTCTTGTACGCTGTCGGGCTTTGTGTCCGGCCGGCCGACCCCGACGGTCTGGCGCACGACCTCATGGCGGATTTTAAGGCGCATTATGCGGCACGCGTGCCCAAGACGGTTGGGCACTTGGTCACAATGGGAGCACTACCCGCAGACTATATGGCACAGTGGCGGCCCGACACCTATCCATGGTGGCCGCTTACCCAGGTGATTCCCTTTGAGCGTGCGCTCGCCATTGCACAGGAACGGCACCAGAGTGATGCGGACCGGGCTCGTGAAGCCGGACGCAACCAACGACTTGAGGCTATCATGAAACGCATGGGCAAGGCGTAGCGGCCTGTGGCAAGTGACGACGGGCCTGTGGCAAGGTGTAGCGGCCTGTGGCAAGTGACAACGGGCCTGTGGCAAGACGTAGCGGCCTGTGGCAAATGGCGACGGAGGCCAACACTGCGCAATATTGACAATCGGAATTTTTTGGTCCGTTTGGGTTAGACGACTTGCATGAGTGCCGCCGCCCAGGATCTGTACGACCGCATTACATTTGAAGAAAAGGTCATTCTCAAACCCAGCGAACTTGGCGCTGGCAAGATTGACGAAACACTGCTCAACCGTGTCAGGGACCGTCTCGAAGGCAAGTGTTGCGTCGACGGCTTTGTCAAGCCCGGGAGCATGTCCATCAAGAGCAAGAGCATGGGCCATGCCGCACACGCGCGATTCACAGGTGACTTTGTGTATATTCTCAAGCTGGGTGCCGAAGTATTGAACCCGCCACAAGATACCGAGGTGGATGTCGAAGTGATCAAGACCAATGTCATGGGCGTGTACACGCTCTTTGACAATGCCATGCGTGTGCTACTGCCGCAGGACCTTCACCGTGACATGCCCGACATTCAAGATGTCAAGGAGGGCGATCGGGTGCGTGTGAAAATCGTGGGCGTGCATTATGAAGTAAACGACCCTCAGATCCTGGCAGTGGGCCGGCTGGTTCGTGTCCTCTCGAGCAATTAAAAAACGCTACAAGGTTCAGGACCTATTTGGCAACAATGGAACGGTGCATTGAGCTGCTGACGCGTCAGCTTGCGCAAATGGACCAACGCATGTTGAGATTGGAACGTCAATTGGCCGACATTCTCCGCCGTTTGCAGGCAATTGAGCGTCGAACGCCAGGTGTATTTTCTTGACGGCGACAAGGCACATCCTTTTTCCTCTCTTGAAAGAACAGGATGCGGAAAGCAACGACGCGTGTGCTCCTCCTTGTTGGGCTGCCCTTTTTGGCGCTCATCGCCTTGTACACGTATTTTCGCTTGCGCACAGGGCGTGTGGTCATTTCGTTTACATCCACGCCGGTGCGTGTGAGCAAGACGAGGGCGACCATCGAAAGCCTGTTGAACCAAACATACAAGGTGGATGCGGTCATTGCTAATATCCCCAAGGTGTTTCGGCGGACGAACGAGGCGGTGGTGCTGCCGCAGTGGATGACCGAGCTGGCTGCTCAGGAACCGCGGTTCAAGATTCAACGCGTCGACGACCGCGGCCCCATCACCAAACTATATGGCACTCTCGAGACTGAGACACAAGGCAACACCACCCTGATCATTTGCGACGACGACTTGATCTACGACCGTCATGCCGTCAGCAGGTTGTTGGCAGCACAGCTGCGGCAGCCAGACACGGTGCAGTGTTTTTCGGGGCTCGCGCGCCAGCGCGATCCCGTGTCTGGAGCCTTGGAGTGGGTGGGCGTACATGACAAGCCGGCAGATGTGGGTGTGTGTGAGGGGTTCAAGATGATTGCATTCAAGCGGTGGATGTTTGAAGAGGATTTTGCCGATTTTGTGGCATTGACGGCGCAGCACAAGTCGTGTTTTTTGGGCGACGATTTGGTGTTGGGCTTGTACATGCGGCGAAAGGGCATCCGCTGTTGCACACCAGGCCATATAGGGATTGCCCATTCTGGGTATGGCGAGGATGCAGACGCGTTGCACAAGGGGGCCAGTGGTGAGGCGGTTGACAATATTGGCAATTACAATACGTGCTTGCGTATGTTGGGGTTGTCGGATGCCGAGATGCCTGCTCGCCCGTTGGCCAAATAGTTGGCTGCCTTGTATTGTCTTTTGGGCCCAAGGGCTCAACAAACGGCACCTAAAGACAAGCGCTGTTTATTGGCCTAGGTATGGCCGACAAGGGCAACAAGGGCGACAAGGGCGACAAGGGCGACAAGAGCAACAAGGGTGTCCCCTCGTATCAGGATCTCAAGACGCGCATTGAAAGTCTGAAGCGAACCGAGCATATCGAAGTGCTTCGGTATCTGCTCCGCAACAACATTCCCGTCATGGAGAACAACAATGGGTCCTGGTTTGACCTTGTAAGCCTGTCCAAGGACCAGTACGCCAAACTATGCGAAAAGGTGTCATTCTTCCAAGGCTATGACACACTTTGCGTTGAGCGTGAGGCGGAGCTTGAACGGCTCAGCACCAAAAAGACACGACAACGTTCGTAAAGGGCCACATAGGGTGCCTTTTGGCGCGCAAAAATGACTGTAAATGAAAACATGTGAACTATTCATATTAGCCCACATGTCGACACACGCAGTTCCCGTCAAGTGGGAGCAAATTGCCAGTTGGTTTGAGCGGAACCCGCATCGCAACGATGGGATTGGGATGGCACCGCCCGCGCCTTGCCGATTTGATGCCTTTGACGAAGAGGCCTCTGCCCCCGCTCTTGCCCCCGCCCCCGTTCCTGTTGCTTCCGCGACCCCGACTCCTGCTCCTGCTCCCGTTCCTGCTCCTTCACCTGCCCCTGCCCCTGTTGCTTCCGCGACCCCTGCACCTGTGGCGACAGAGGAATCGTGTCAGCATGTACCCATTGGCCAAGTGGGCTCAGAAGATGCAGTCGTTGCAGCCGTCATGTGGAAACTGTTTCCCATGCAGCGCATGATGGATCCCTCGCGGGCAGCCATTGCCTGCGAGGTCACTCGGCATGAGCTTGCCCAACAGGTGGACGCATTTTATGCAAAACATACGCAAGCATGCAAGTGGCGGGGGTGGACCAAGAAGCAACTCGCAATGGTGTTGCATTCGCCGGCCGACACGGAATTGCTCCGCCACGTCTTTTGTACCATGCAAAAAGTCCGTGTGTGGCTCATTGATACGGGGAGCAAGACGTGGACGGCGTATCCCTCGCTCTTGCCCATGACGCACGATGGGGCACGGTGGGACACGACTGCGCAAGCAGCCGACAGCTTGTGGCTGCCGCCAACTGCACCCAGTGTGGCAATTGAGCTACTGGGGGGCACCGTGTCGGCGCTGGTGCCCGTCACGGGCATGCGGGATTGGCGACCGGATATGCATACCCAGCAGCAGCTGCAGCCGCGAGTGCAAGTGCAGCGCAAAGACTTGACGGGTTGGACGCTGGCCGAGCTCAAGGCCGAAGCGGCGGCACTGTCGCAAGGCCGGGGCGGTTGGCAGACGCTGAAAAAGGAGGCGCTGGTTGCGTGGGTGCTCGAGGCGGCAATGGCCAAGGCATATAATTGATTTGGCATTGCCTTTTTTCAACGTTCTAAAGAGACGTGGCGAGCCATGGAACTTTCGGCATCGGATCTTGCTCACATTCATCAGCACCTTGAACGGGCGCTTTCGGACCAGCAAATCGAAGTCGAAGCGACCTTTGGGGAGTTGGGGAGCACCGCTTACCGCAACATTGTCCAGCGGCTCAAGGAGGTGGGCATGGAGCCCGCACCCCATGCCCCCTATTTGAACATTGGCACACGGCCGAATGACATTCGCTGGGTGCTGTCCAATGCCGATGACATTCGACAGTACTGCGAGACGGAAGAAATTGCCGACAAGCGCTACAGTGTCATGCAAAAGACCATGGTTGACCTTCCGCCCCTCATCCTGAATGAATATGGGTTGCGGGTCAAGTCGCGCCGCGAGGTCAAGCTGGACCCAACGGATGCCATGGTGCAGGACGCACTGCGGGGCTGGAAGCGCAAGTACAAGATCTTTCGCTACATTCGGCGTTACTCGTTTCAGCATCCATCAGGCCTTGCCCGCATTGACGTGTCCATTGTCAAGTCGTCGCCCAAGGATCCGCGCGGCGGCGGCCGGCTCATTGCCAAGCCCGTCTTTCAAACATCGGGCGTGCTGGACAGCGAGGCACATTTCGAGGTGGAGGTTGAACTGCTGCCGCAAGCCGGCCAGACGCTGGCTGCACATCGCCAGGTCTTTATGACCTGCATCGGTTTGGTGTTGCAAGGCATCCAGCAAAACTTTCGGCTCATTCGCCGGTCCGTGGCCGACCAAGTGCGCAATGAAATCAAGGCATTGACGGGGCATGATGTACGCTATGGCCTCATTGGCCCGCAGCCCGTCACGCTGGAGCGTGACAATGTCCTCGAGCCCGCCATCCCTGGTACGCCGCACATTCGCCATGACTATAGTGTCACGGACAAGGCAGACGGCTTGCGCGTTCACGTCTACTGCGATTCCAAGGGCGACATTTTCCTGATTGACACGGCTGGCCACGTGTATCTAACGGGTGTGCACACAGCCAACACGCGGCTCTTTGACACATTGTTGGACGCGGAATGGGTGCGCCAGACGCGGTCAGGTGCCAAGACCTCGTTGGTACTCTTCTTTGACATGTACTGGGACAGTGGACACAGTGTTATGGACGAGCCCTTTTATGTGGCACCCACCAAGTCGCAGGAGAGTTCGCGCTACCTGCATATGCAACAATGGGAGACGGCACTGTTGCAAGAGCTGGCTTCTGCTGCGCAGCAGCAGCAGCAGCGGGCCGGCAACAGCCCCGCGTACTATACGCCTTCCTTTGAGACCAAGCGATTCCAGTTCCCCGCGCCTGGAAAAATGGGCGAGACTGTCAATCGGCTGCTGACAGACATGAAACAAGCATGGCCGTACCACACGGACGGCATTATCTTTACGCCAACGCGTCTGGCAGTGGGCGCGGATGCGCCAGGCCAGCCCGCGCCCGAAGGCCGGTTTCGCGGGTGGCAACATGCTCTCAAGTGGAAGCCAGCCGAGCTCAATACGGTGGACTTTCTGGTACGGTACGAGAACAAGCCCGAGTTGCACACGGGGCCAGACGGCACAACCTTGCAGTGGTTCTTGACCATGCAACTCTTTGTGGGCGGCACCGAGGAAACGGAAATCACCAACCCGCGCGATTGGATCTTTGAGGGCAAGCCTGTCCCGCGCATTTCGCAGGATGACAATCACCGGTACCGGCCGATCCGGTTTGTGGCGGTGGACCCCGAGGAGCCCGATGCAGGCATTGCGCGCGTGGCTGTTGACCCGACGAGCGGCTTTCTGCCCTTGACCATGGAAACCAAAGAGGCAATTGAGGATTTGACAATTGTGGAAATGGCCTATGACCCAACGCGCGCAGTCGGCTGGCGCTGGGTGCCACGGCTGGTGCGCCACGACAAGACGGAGCGCTTCCGCCGTGGCCGCATCGACCGTACGCTCAATGCCGTTCAGACGGCCCAGAGTATTTGGAACACCCTGCATGACCCTGTGACGGAGAGCACGCTCACAACGGGGCGTGATGCCTCTGTTGCTGCCGGAACGGCAATGGCTGCAGGAACAGAAGGCCCGTCCGTCTATTACCGCGTGACAAGGACGCGCGAAACGGACATTCGCGCCATTCGCGGCATGCGCGACTTTCACAATCGGTTTGTCAAGGAGGATGTGCTCATGCGCGTCGTACCGACGGGTGGCACCCTCATTGACGTGGCGGTGGGTCGTGCGGGCGACATGCAGAAATGGCGCGCGGCCGGCCTTTCTGCTGTTCTGGGTATTGACGTGTCGCAAGACGGCATTACCAACGTCAAGGACGGCACATACCGGCGGTACGTGCAAATGCTGGGACGATTTGGTGCAGATAGGGTGCCCGACATGGCGTTTGTCGCGGGCGACAGTGCAAAGCGGCTGCACGGTGGCGAGGCGGGTGAAACAGAGGTGGACCGCGCCATTTTGCAAGGGCTGTTGGATGGCGCATCCACGCCCGCACTGCCACCGGGTCTTGCCTATATGGCCGGTCGATTCAAGGATGGCGCAGATGCCAATGCGTGCATGTTTGCGCTCCACTACTTCTTCAAGGACGAAGAGACCATTCATGGACTCTTGCGCAACGTACGCGAGACATTGAAACCGGGCGGATACTTTATCGGGTGTTGCTTTGACGGGGAACAAGTATTTCGGCTGCTGCAGGACACGCCGCAGGATGGCCAAATAGGTGGCAAGGATGAGGGTGGGAACATGTTGTGGACCATTACCAAGCGCTACCACCGTGAGACATTGCCCGCGCTGGGTGCGGATGAGCCGCCGGCTCTTGGCCTGCAGATTGATGTGCAGTTTGCGTCCATTGGTGATGCACACCCTGAATATCTCGTCTTTTATCCCCAGTTGGTCAACTTGATGCGGGAGCACGCGGGGTGTGAGCCGATTTCGGCCGAGGAGGCGGCTGCGCTCAAGTTGCCGGGTGCGACGGAAATGTTTGAGCGGACGTTTGATGCGGCGGCAAAGCGCGGTCGACGGTACACGATGAGCGACGATGTGCGGCGGTTTAGTTTCCTCAACCGTTGGTTTGTGTTTCGCCGTCGTGCGGCAGTGGTGCCACGCATGCCTTCGAGGGCCCCAAAGACTGTTGCCGCTGCGCCTCTTCAGCAGAAGCCGCAGACTGCAAAACCATCCTTGCGGAATGCGGCGCGGCGAAGTGCTGCACCTGCTTCGACAGCTGCTCCTCCGATGGCAACTGCTCCTGCGCCTTCGGCGACCATGATGCAGCCGCCCGCCACAGACAATGTCCGAACGATTACGGCAGTCTTGCCTTCTGCTGAAGAGGCGCAAGAGGCACCGTCGACTGTGAAAAAATCACGGCGCAAGCACAACAAGGATGCCAAATCGTCTGTTGCCTAGTTGGCCACAAGGGTGGGAACAGAATTCAGGTCAATCACAAGCACTTGGTCTGCTTCTGCGTTTGCGGAAGCAGACCGCAGTGTGACGAGCGACCTGTTATTTGTGCGTAGGACAATGTAGCGCACCGTGGGCAATTGGTCCTTGTAATTGGCCAGTGCAAAGTCAATGCCCTGTTGGCATGCGAGCCGCAGTTGGAGTGGGAGTGCGGTCCGATTTTTGACGGGTCCCGACTTTTCAATGGTAGCGAGAATGGAGGGCAATTGGGCGGCTGTCGCAAACTCGCCAAAGTGTGGCGCAGAGTCAGTTGGTGCCTGGTCGGCCGCAACGAGGACATGTGACTCGACACTTGGGAAGGGGGAGGGTGACGGCGGCAGTGGGACTCCAGAGTGGGGCGAATCAGCGGGGCTGGAACGGAACCAAGAGAAAAGAAATGACATGGTAGCAGACAGAGACAAACTGAAACGGCTGGCTCGAACAGGTCACACGTTTCAATTTTTCAAGTTGCACCCTTGCGCCAGCAGCGTATTATTGTACCATGAAAAGGTAGAGTGTACAGTTGCATGTCAGAAGACCCTCGATGGCCGCCGCACCACAATGGCAATGCAGGTGAGAAGCGGAAGGTGCATTATAGTGAACAGACAAGCGTTCGCGAATATGATACAGGTGACGGCCGCATGGGCAATGAGGGGCGCATGGCGACCAAGGGCAACGGGGCCCACCCAAGGCGCGGTGCCATTCCCAGAACAGTCGGACGGGAAAATATCGCAGATAGGCATGCGGCAAGGGTCCGAAAAAATGTCAATATCATTCTGGACCGGCTGACAGACTATCATTGGAAGTTGCGAAGGCAATGGCAGCGATACCGATTTGACAGCCACCGGCAAGCCGAATATATTACGGCCGACAAGCTGATGAAAATGGGTCTCAAGGCGATGGCGCGTGTGAGAAGGGAGCGTGATTACGATAGCAGTATTTGGGTATTGTTGCGAGATATGAAGGACTTTCTCAAGGACAACAGCATCCCATTCAATGTAGACGACTTGGTGTGGAATGATAGCAATAGCGGAAGCAATAGCAATGATGACTTTGTGGGCGGCCGTCGCACTGGAAGGAAAAGGCGGCGACGGCGTACTGCAAGGCGAAAGCGCACCTAAGGGAAAGCGGCAGAAGTTTCACGACTGCCGGTCGTAAAACCGGTGCCTTCGGTGCCGATTTTTTCCACAAGGAGCCACACACACACACAACGCTATATGGCCATATAGGGTATTGTGCGTGTAAAGAACCTTTTTCACCGTATGAATGTAGATGGCAGCCGCTGTTCCAGCCCTTCCTCCCGACGTTCTGGTTGAACGATACGCTGCCTTGCAAGCAATTGCTGCGCGTGTGCAGCAGTTGGCCGAAGCAAGCCCCGAACCATTTGGCGAAACTGCACAGTTTGTTCAGATTGTTCGGGATATGAACAAGGGCATTCAGCATGTGCTCAAGGTCATAAGCACGGAGGAACTGTTGCATTTGATGCCCATCATTTCCGATGCAATCATGCGTTCGGTCGAACAACTCCGACCGCAATACGCCATTTATCGCCAGTCTCTCCTCTCGGTATTCCAAACGCCATCGCGAAGCGAATCCGCTTTACATTGGGAACTTGTGTCGCAATACATTATCGCATCGACCCAGATAACTCTACCAATGAAGGAACTAGCAGTCGTGTTGGTTGCTGGCGGAGACCCATTATTTGATATGGCCGGACCAGACGAAGGAGCATCGGATGCTTTGCACAATGTCGCAACTCTTTTTGACCATTCTGGGGTTGCTTGTTACAACATGGGGAAAATGGTCCGAAACACGACGTTGGAAAAGCTCTTGGATAGTTTGTTTCTCTTGCAGCCACACGGTGCAGTTTTCCCGCCCATCAGTAAAGCCTCCCTTGAAGCCAATGTGCCCCAGCTGTTGGAAGGCTTCAAGACGTTGCGTCAAGAGGTACGCGCGTTTTTCGAACAACCGCCGCTCATGGAAGGCGGTCGACGACGGCACAAGAGCAAACGCACGTTCTCGAGGCGACACAAGAGCAAACGCGCGTTCTTGAGGCGGACACACCGATCCTAAAGACGCGGCCACATAGGTTCAACCACTGCCGATTTTCCAAGGGCCAGCCGACGGCGGCATACACACACAACACTATATGGCCATATAGGTGTTGTGATTGTATTGTTTACCCATTATTTGGGTGTCGCAAAAAACACCTTGCGGTAATCGGCCATTTCTGCGTCTGTCATCTTGTCGACACTCAACTTTACAGGGTCCTTGCCCTCCAGTTGCTTGATGATAAAATGCAACGAATACATGCCACACTCGGTATTCAACCGTTGGTGCTGAATGTCGTTCCACAGCAACACAAAGTCCCCCTAGTCATTGTCCTTGTCCGTCATCTGTGTGCGCACACGCTTCATAAACTCGACAATTTCCTTGGTCGGTGCCACACCGAACGAATCGAAAAAGGCAGCGTACCGCCGCGTCAAATCAATAAAGAGTGCCATCCAGTGGGAGCCCGGCTTGTCGTGTGGGTCCAGATTGAAGACGACACCGAAACGGCGCTTGCCGCGCCGTTGCATGTCCCGCAAATTCACTGCGCACAGCTGGTCCACCACACACTGGCCAAAGGAATCCTTTTGGTCAAAGTCAATCGGCACACAACCCAAAAAGCTAAAGTCCTTGTACGTCTCTTCATACTGTTGCATCACTCGGTCAATGTCATCCGATGAGAGCCATTCGCGCGGCTTTTTGGACCACGAAGCCGGTGCCTCGGGCCGGAACCGCTTTTGCAGCTGCTTGCTCGCCGTTTTGCTCAGAACGGGTGACTTGGTCCAACAATATTCAGACGTGCACGACCGTCGCATCTTGTCGCGAACCGCCTTCCAAAGGTCCGCCTTGTCGGCGACACTGGCAGGAATCGGGTCGTCGGGGTTCTTGCGATTCCACGACTGGCGCAGCGTCTCGAGCGAGTCCATTGAAAAGCATGACTCGGAACCGCCAATGGCAGTCGGCTTCACGGACGGATGGCATTGGGCTTCATCTGGCATTCCTTGTCGCGCCACTATTCGATTGTACGAAAGAAAACCACGCAGGTTCCCTTTTTTACAATGGTTATGTACTGGTTTGCCAGTCTATTTGCGTCTTGATCCGCCTGTTGCTGCTGTTGCGACTGCTGCAGCACCTACGTTGCCGGCATTGGCAGCGGCTCGCAGGCCCTGCGGGCCCAAGTTCAAATTGGCAAACATTAGCACGGACAGAAAGAGTGCGAAAAACCCAGTGGCAAGCAATGGCATGTAGCCATACATGTAGGCAGTCAGATCAATGGCCATTCGTGGGGCCTTCCTCTGTCAAGGGGGCACAAAAATACCTGTCAATGACAGAAGACATGGCCGAACTGGACCCTGATGCCAAAGCCAAGGCGCTCGTCTGGACGGGCTGGGCCTGCATCGCAGGTGCCGGCGTTTTCCTTGTCATGTTGCTCACGGGTACGCTCGACACACTGGCACTGGCCCGCGCCCTCGCCCTCACGAGCATCTTGGCGACCACCTTTACCGCCATTTTTAACACTTCCGTTGCGCACATTCTGTACACCAATGTCAATACAACACTCTCTGCCGAGTTTGTTGGATGGTCATTGGGCGGACTGGTGATGGCAGGCCTTGGTGCAATGGCCGCCATGTTTGCTGCGCGCCGGAGCCAAGATGCTGCCCGCATCACCCTCTACATGTTGCTCGCCCTTTTGTGGATGGTGGCCATCCCAGTGAGCATCTTTACCATGCTCGTCAATATGCATTCGATCCGCAACGCCCAACCATCGTCCACGGGCGGCACCGAGACACTGGTCAAGTGGCTACCGTTTGTGGTGGCGGGTGTTGGCGCAGTCGCAGCCTTGTTTCTCTCCCTCTTTTTCATTGACCTTCGGTTGGATGCGCTACCGCTCTTGTCTGCGATCGTTGCGAGCGTTCTGGGCTTGACAACAGGTCTCAATGTGGCCTCGTGCTATTTTGGCGTGGATGCCATTGCAGCACTGCGCGAGGCCAGTTGATCCGGCAAAATGGCACCCCACACGACGTGCCAGTGAATACCATAGTGGCCGTTTGCGAGCCACAAGGACGGCCGGACGGCGACGCGCACTTGGTCGCCGGCGGCCGGCCGCTGTGCGTCTGGCACGGGCAAGATGCTCAAGCCCACCTGCCATCCCGGCATGGTTCGGCAGCACACTTGAACAGTCAACACATCTGTTGCAAGTGTCGCACACCGTTGTCGGGTTGCATCCAAGGGCTCTTTGCCGGCGTAGCACAATCGGTGCACATGCTCGACAATGGCATGCTCGAATGCGCGGACAAAGGCGGCGAGTGCATCCGACAAGACCAATGCCAATACTGCATCTTCTGTTCCTGACCCTGGGTTGGTCATTCGGTCCATCCCTTTGACTGCGGCGTACTGGGTGAGGAACAGTGGATGTGCCACATGCAAGAGCCCATCGTTGTAGGCAAGATGGACACCGTCCATGACGAGGTGAGCAGCCGAAAATGTTTCACATGGGATTGCAATTTCCATTTTTGAGAGGTAGCCGCTCAAATTCCGCCAACCGGCCTTAGGTGCGTTTCGTCCACCTCTCCCCCCAGGGGGCCATATAGTTGCTGCCAGTGTTGTTTGCGACCTGGATAGAAAAAGGCTTTAAATGCAACTGCGCCAAGGTATCGTAAATGCTTGCGGAAAAGGGCCATTACCCGTTTGCCACACACATTGCTTCTGCACCCGACATGCTCCTATGTGGCCCTCGCGGGAGCGGCAAAAAGACCTGGATGCACGGGCTGGTGGAAGCGCACGCGCGCCATGTGCTTGGCCGGCCCGACTACACGCTCCACTGCCGACAGCGGCAACAAGAAGTCAAGGATCAAAATCGCAAGTACGCTGCCGTCTGGCAAGAGAGCGATTGGCACTATGGCATTGATGTGGATGACATGAGCCTGCAGGATCGACACATTCTCGCGCCCCTCCTTGCGCTCCTCACCAGCACACCCGATGTCCGCGGCATTCCCAAGATTGTGTGCCTGTGGCACGCTGACCACTTGAGCGATGAGGCACGGCTGCATTTGCGCGCCGCCATGCATCGCTGCCAAGGCTACGTCCGCTTCCTCTTGACGGCCGAACGGCTTGCGCCACTCATTCAATTGCGACACCTCTTTTTGCCCTTGCGCATGCACGCTGCCGAAGCCAAACGACGTGGCCGGCCCAAAAAGACGACCGCTGCTTCGCAAAAGGCCGCTACTGCCGCTACTGCAGCCAGCCCCCTCTCCACCCTCGACGGCTCCCTTGTGTTGGGCAAGGTGTTTGCAGCCACACACGCTTGGCCCATGGACGAGTTTTACAAGGGCGTGTGGCGGCGCTATGCGGCCGGCGGGTGGGATACACTGTATTGGATCCGCGACCGTATTCACCGCTACATGGAGCTGCACATTCAGCCCAGTGACATGTTGGACGGCCTGTTGCTCGCCTTTGTCGACACGGTTGAAGAACTCGGTACTGCACCTGCACAACAAGAGCGGGTCATTCAGCTCTTGTCGAAAACCACGTGCGGCGAAGCGTTTCGTCCCTTTTTGTGGTACGAGCGTGTGTGGGTGTCCTTGTTTTGTGCATATCAAGGATACGCGGTGATGCCCGACGCAATGTGTTGATTATGTGTGCATAATGTAAGCTCCGATACCGCAATGCTCGATTTGGACATGTGGCAATCCATTGTCCGCCGCATGGACCGGCATGGCGGCTTGTCTGCGCTGCCGTCGCCGCGTCCGCTATTGGCCGACGAACATCTGCTCGTTCAGTCAACTGTTCAACTCGATTGGGCACAGCCTATGATTTCTGAATGGACTGCCGCTGCCGCTGCAGCAGCAGCAGCAACAGCAACAACACTGACCATGCGCGTGTGGCAAGTGCAACACCCACTCGTCCCTTCCATCCAGCTGGTCCTCTACTGCGGCCAACGGCGTGCGGATGCGCTGTCGGACGACATGCCCGCCAAGGTCTTGTACGCCATGGCATGCATGGCCACCTATTTGCACGAACATTGCGGCCAGTTGCAGAGTGGGGCGGTGGCGGTGCGCGTCGTGTTTTTGCGCATTGTCAAGCCCCGACAGTTGCCTGCAGGCTGTCAGCCGGTTGGGGTGCAGCATGTCAATGGTGGCGCGGCATTTCCATGTTCGCCGGGCAAGCCTATATTGGTCTTTCGCGAAGCAGAAGCCGCCAAGGTGGCCATCCACGAAATGGTGCATGCGTACTGTCAAGATGTGCGCGTTCCATTGCACATGGAGCAGACGATGGCCCGGCTCTATGGCGTTCGTCATTTGGCACCATCGAGGGGCGGCGGCATTGGACTGGCCGAGGCATACACCGAGGCACTAGCTGAGCATGTGTGGTCGGCCATTCTTGCGGGCGGCCAGCCCGCCGTCTACCGAAAACTGTGGGCGGCACAACATCCGCACATGCGGCGTACATCGGCGGCGTTGCTTGGACATGCTGCCCGGTGTGGCGGGTGGGAGGAGCAGACCCCCGTCTTTGCTTACTATATAGTCCGTTGTGCTCTACTGTGCCACTGGCCAACCGTAATGGCGGGCCCGCAAGCAAGTGTGGCACAGTGGCCGGACTGGACAGCCGACTATATGGCCCAGCTTGGCCGACAGGCCAAGGGCGTGCGGGACGGCCGGCTGGACATGACAATTGACGACTGGTGGTAAAAAACTAACGGCATAGACCAAGGCGCACAACACCCGAACAACAAATTCTTCCAACCATGTTCCGTCACATTTATTATGACGGGCATTCGTGGCCCATGTGGCTGTTTGAGCTGGTTCATTTGCGTCACTTTGAAAATGATCAGCAGGTGATGGCTACCTTGTTGGCTTCTTCACGCCGCGGCCATGTTGCTCGTGTGGAACGCTTTGAGTTGGTGCAGGAGCAAGGGGACGAGGTGGTGCCCATCCGGCGACGACAGTTTGTCTTTGACCGCGGGCACATGATTGAGACGGTGGAGCCCGTCGACCCGGTCTTTATGAGAGTCCCGCTGTGACCTGTCTTGTCGCATCGAGGAGGGGGTGCCGCTCTTCAGCATATCTCAATGCATTGGCACAGTCTGTGGCGTTGACAATTGCCATGGCTTCCAAGAGACCAATCACGCCGTCCATGCGTTGTACCATGGCCATTGCAACAAAACACGAGACTTCCTCAATCGGTTTGCCAGCACTGTTTTTGGCGACGGTGGTCTTGCTGACAAATAGCCGGGCTTTGTATCCGCACATATTCTCAACTTTTTCCAATGAAAGTATGCCAGCCTCGTATTGACAAGCAATATATTCCAACAGTTGGAGATGTGCATTCACACTGTTGATGTACAAGAGGTCATTGGTGTGGCGGGGCACTCTGAAATGCAGAAACTGCGTCAGCGCACCAAGAAGATCAGGCAAGGATGCGAGCAAAATGGGGCCACCTTCTGCTTGATACAGGGCAGGCTTGCACAGGCGCACGGTTGTTCCCCCTTGGCCGTCTTGGCCTTGAGTGCAAAGGGACAGGATACATTGTCCCATTTCGAGAAAGTCGGCATGATACATGGATTGTTGCCGTCGCCATGCCGTATCATATGCATTCCGTTCGATTTCGCACCAGGCACTGTACATGTATCGGCCAATGAGGTAAACAATCACGAGATATCCAAGAACAATGGCAATGGTTGCCATTGTTGTTAGATCAATGCTCCCTGAAAAGTGCAAACGCATGTTCGAAAGTCCAGACCCGAGTCAATACGCAAAAAAGATGTATTGAGAAGCTCATTTTTTTAAGCGGAAGCGGCGGGCGCAGGCTCGCGAGGCAGCTTGACCAGGTGAGGCTCCAGGTAGCTGTTCACGTTGAACAGGGTGAAGCCCTCCTTTTCCTCGTGCTCCTTGCGCATGGGGCCCAGTACCGTCGACAGGCTGGCATCGGGCAGCACCACGCGCTTGTTCTCGGGCTTGGACAGGTTCTGGCTCACAATGTAGTTGCGCACAGCCGTGTGCACCTCACCACGCTGCATTACCGTGTCCTTGGCCTTGCCAAGGAACTTGGCCAGCGCCTCGGACAGGCGCACGCGCTGCGTGTTGGCGCTGTTCTCGCGCTTGGGCGCGTTCGGGTCCTTTTCCTTCTTGCTGCGGCGCTTCTTGCGGGCCGACTCCAGGTCCGCCTTGAACTGGCGCTTCAGGGAGCGGAGTGCCTTGACATGCTCGTCCGCCGCCTTGCTGGTGGCCGCCTTGTGCTCGGACCAGGCCTTGATCAGGCGGTCGACCGAGTCCAGGGACTCGGGGCTGCCGGACTTGGACTCGCCCGCAACCTCGGTCGCCACGGGAGCCTCCGTCGACGGCGCTACCGCAGCAGCGGCGGCGGCAGGAGCCTTGGACTTCTGCTTGCGCTTGGACTCGCCTGCAGCAGCGGTTGCAGCCACAGGGGTGGCGGCAGGCGCAGCCACCTTGCTCTCCTCCTCCACCTTCTTGGTTGCCTTGCGGGGTGCCTTGCTTGCAGTGCTCATACTAGTACTATGTGTGTCCGGGATGATTTGCGCGGGAATTTGTACGCGGTAGTACTGTGTTGTATTCCAGAGGCCTTATGTTCGTTTTTACGGCGCGGCCGCCTTTTACGCCGTCCGTGGCCCCAGCGGCCCAAAGGGCTCAAACAGTCCAAACAGCCGAAACAGTCATGCCATATAGGTACTGCCCATGTTGCCCGGGTGCACGGGTGGAAATTTGAAGCCGCCCTTTGCTCGGTGCGGCCAAAGGACGAGTGAAAGAACAATGGACCTCCGCACCGCCACGCTCTGCCCCGAAAAGGAGCTTGAAGACTTTCTCCGCCGTGCGACAGCCGTCTATGATGCTGGCCTGCCCCTCCTGTGCTCCGACCAAACCTACAATGAACTCCTCCAGATTCTGGAAGACCGCTTCCCCGAAAATCCGTGGGTCACACGTGGCCTCGGCGGCGACATTGCCAGTGTGGCTGCTTCGGTGGATGCGGCCGCCGTTGCGGCAGCAATGGTCCCGCTCCCCTACTTTCTGGGCTCCCTTGCCAAAGTCAAACCCGATGGCACACTGGACAAGTGGATCGCCAAGTACAAGGACCACCGCCTCGTCACATCCGCCAAGCTCGATGGTGTGTCAGGTCTCTATCATCAGTCCAACTGGCTGTACACACGCGGCGAAGAAGGCGTAGAAGGACTGTGCCTGGATGCTGCCCTCCGCGCACTTCAAGCGAATGGGAGGGTACCCGATGCCACCAAGGATGCAGCAGTGGCCGAGTGCTCGGTGCGCGGCGAAATCATCGTGACGCGCGCCGACATGCGCGCCATTGAATCGCGGTACATTGATGCGCGACATGCCGTGTCCTCCATTACCAAGACCAAGTTGCCCGACAAGGATATTCTCGACCGCCTCCACTTTGTTGCCTATGAAGTCATCAAGCCCGAAGCACTGACCGCCAAGGAGCAGTTCGAGTGGCTCGAACGGCATGGCTTTGAAACAGTGCAGTGGTCCCACCACGACAGTCGACACGTCAACAACCAACTATGTGGCCAACTCTTTGTCCAGTGGCGTGGTGCAGATGGGGTCTACGACTGCGACGGCGTGGTCGTGTCGGCGGACGTGGCAACCGACCCTGCCACGCGCGGCCAACGCCGTACACCGCTCCACGCCGTGGCATTCAAAATGCCATTGCCCGACCAGAGCGCACAGACCACTGTCAAGTGTGTGCACTGGAACATTACCAAGGACGGCTACATCTTTCCGCGCATCGAGGTGGAGCCCGTCAAGATTGCCAAGGCCACGTATACCTTTGCAACCGGCAAGCATGCACGCCATATTGTGGACAGTGTGATTGGTCCAGGTGCCGTCGTGATCCTCACGCGCTCCAACGATTGCATTCCCAATATCGACTGTGTGTTGGAGCCGGCGGCGGCCGGGCCCCAGTTGCCAGAAGATGGCACGTGGGAATGGGTGCCATCCACAGCAGCGCGTGAAGTGCCCGTGCACATCCGGGCCAAAGACTTGTCCCAATGGGATGCAGAGCACAAGGTTGTCCGTCTGACCCAATTCATGCAGCACCTCCATGTTGACAATGTGTCAGAAGGCAGTGTTCGCCGACTGGTCGAAGGCGGCCTTGACACGGTGACCAAAATCCTGGCCGCCAAACCTGCCGACCTGCAGCGCTTGGATGGGTTTGAGAAACGGTTGTCCGACAAGACGGTCACATCCATCCATACGGCCGTCCGCGCCGCCACCCGCGAAGACTTGATGATGGCGAGCGGCGTGTTTGGCCGCGGCATTGGACGCAGCAAAATCCGCAGTGTTCTGACCGCCTACCCCGACCTTGGCGTGTTGCTCCAAAGCAGTGGCGGCCCCCCGCCCCGCGGCATTGGCCCAGGCACCTTTGAAGAAATCCGACAGTCGTGCCGCAAATACAAGGAATGGCTTATCCCGCTGCAGCCCTATATGGCCCCGGGGCAAGGGTGGTCTGCCGCTACTGCTGCTGCAACCACTACCACTGCCGCTGCTGCCGCTGCCGCTACCACTACCGCGACCACTACCGCTACCACTGCCGCTGCAACAACAGGGGCATTGGCAGGCAAGACGTTGGTCTTTACCGGCTTTCGTGACACGGCGCTTGAAACCCGGATTCGGGCGGCCGGTGGCAATGTCACGGGCAGTGTCTCCAAACAGACCAGTATGGTAATTGTCCCAAACGGCACCGTCGAATCAGCGACTCAATCAGTCAAGGGACAACGCGCCGTTGCATTGCGCGTGCCCATTGTCGAGCGGTCGGCAGTCGAAGCACTGTTGTAATCAAATCAAACGTTAACAGTAGTGGAAATGGAACAACATCCATTCGTCCTCACACGCATCGCCGCCATCATGGGCGACTGGATCACGGGCAAGGTCAAACTGGTCATGGGCATGTTTGTGTCAAACGAACACCTTGGTCGCCTGGCCGAAGCCTGGCACCGTCTTTTTTCAACGCGCCGCTGGCTCGGGTACACGGTCGCGGGCATGCTGGCGGCCGCAATTGCAACGGGCATGGCCTTTGCCATTTGGGGCAACCAGCTCAGTCAGCCGTGGTTGCGCAACCCAACTGACAAGACACTGGCTGCCATGGCGGTCCTGGACAAGGGGGCCGGTGCACGCAAAACGCTGACCGACTATTTGGCCACGGTCGGCGCAACGCTGCCGGAACAACACCGCGTCCTCGGCAATTTCCACGTCATGAGTAGCTCGTGCTCTGCCATTGCAGGTCAACCGAACGCGGCAGGCTTCCACTCGGTCGCCCATGCCGGCACACTGCCTCATTTGATCATGGCAGGTGTCCGCTTTTTCGACATTGAAGTGTTCCCGCTTGATCCACTTGACCCAGCGTCCCCGCCCGTGGTCGCAACCGGCAACCCGCGCACCAAGGTCCGAACCTCGTTCGGCTATGCGCGGTTTGAGGATGTGATTGGCACCTTGATTACGCAGGGCATCAATGATGATGATGCCATGGCCAGCGCCATGACGGTCCATGCAAACGAGCCACTCTTCTTGAACTTGCGCATCTACAATGGCAAAAACACGGCCATGTTGCAAACCATTGCCAAGACATTGACCAAATATGTGAACAATAAGCGGCTTGATTTCCGGTATTATAGCTGCAAGCGGCAAAAGGAACTGTGCATGTTGCCGCTCAAGGATATTGCTGGCAAGGTGCTCGTGTTTGCCAATAGCCGATTCGACGGTTCGCCCATTGCCGAATTTATCAATGCCGTCTGGTCACATGACGGCATGTCATTTGAATACACGCAGGAGGACTTGGCTGCGCTGGTCGATGACAAGCGGGCAGCCAAGGCCAAGGAAATTAGCCAAGGACCGTCGTGGTCGCACTCGGCGAATGGGAGCAATCGGTCGGGCGGCACGTCGACCTATGACATTACCCTCCACAACAAGGGAGCGGCAGACATGGGTGTCACCTTTCCAGCCCAGTACTTTGGACAGCCGACGGACGGCACCTTGGATGCATACCGCAAGTGGTTTGGCGCGTACAGCTGGAAGTTGAAAACCGTCCAACCCTACGATTTGCGCATGCCCATCACCTTGGTGCAACAGCCCAAAGCGCCCGACGGCAGTACCAATAGCAAGGGTGGTGTCATTGTGTACCCCGATGCGTAAACCCTATATGGCCATATAGGTTGTCCTACTTGTCCCCACGCTCTCAAGTGCCACGAATGTGCGGACGTAACATACCATGCACATCCTTGAGCACCAAAAACGTGTGTTCAGGCGGGTGTCCATCTTCCATATAGGTCACCAGAACGGGATAGGGCACATGTTGTTGGAGCATGCGAAACATGTCATCGCACGATTCCGTGAATCCAAATATGCAATATCCTTGTTGTTCCAATTGCTCTTTGATGAACCCGCCCAAAAAGCGGGTGTATTGCTCCTGCTCCTGCCCCTGCTGCCATGCTGCGTCTTGCGACATGGTCGTCAGACGAGTAGACTGGTAGACTGCACCCGTTCGCGTTAGACCTGATTATTCGCAAGCCAAACACCAGACCATGAACCTATTTGGATGCCATGCAACCTGCATGAGCTCTTCACGGTACACGTCAAGGCGCTGTCGAATGGTGGACCACGATAGTCGTGTGGTGGCAAAATAGTCGGGCATGGTTGCTGACGTGAACAACGGTTTTGTGAACATGTCTACGCGCTCAAACGCCTCTGCACCATAGCAGAATATGCGTTGGACACTGGGAAAGAGAACTTTGGAAAACATAATTTGCGCAGCATTTCGGCGAACATTGGGCTGGCACATGCCATGTCGATATTCGTGTACCATTCGATCTTCTTCATGATCAGCCTCATCGTGCATCATGATGTTGTGATGGCCGAGACAAAGCATCCTTCGTGAGTCCGTGTCCAAGTAAGCACCAACAGCATAGACACGACGAATGGGCTTGTCAAATCGTAACTCAACTTGGTGAAAACCCAGGGAAACCATCGGTATCATGTGGCCTTGTGTCACACCCATCTGGAACTTGTTCGATTCGACAATGTACGTGTCGGCAATCACGCCACCAATGTGAACTTGCATCTCAACAGGTTCCTGGTCGCCCGTCACAATAAACAAAGACACGATAACGTCGCAGAAATCGCGAGGGAGAATGTATTCCATTCCGTTTCCCTCGTCAGATAGTGGTTCAACATACATGTAACTAATGATATGTTTGCGGTCAAACATGGGGTCGCCACATGCGTCTGGTGTCAAGGCAAAAAACTGGTTTGCCACGTTCAAGAGTGCAGCGTGCAAGAAAAACATTGTCCTTGTCCTCGTCTCTTGTCCCCCGTCCTTAGAATGGTTGGTTTCCCCGCTTTTTTCATCCGTGATTGTAGACGGGCGCGCAAACGCAAATGTCCTGGTCCAAACCACAAGTTTCGCACGCACCGCTGCCACGAGATTTTATGGCTCGTATCCGCCGTGTGGAAAAGGCGGCCACTGACATGCAGCGGCTTCAAGACTACCAGTTTCGGCATGACCCCGAAACAGAAAAGATGATTCACATGGTCCACGCCTTTTTGCGCGAAAAGCGGCGCGTCTGCTACGGCGGCACGGCCATTGATGCGCTGTTGCCATCCGAGGGCAAGTTTTACGACAAGCAATACAATGTGCCAGACTATGACTTTTTAAGCCCATTGCCCGTGCAAGACGCGGCCGACCTGGCCAAATTGTTCATTGCAGGCGGCGTACCCGAAACGCACGTGCGCTTTGCATTGCACTTGGGCACATACAATTTCCTGGCCGACTTTGTGCCACTTGCCGACATTACGTACGCGCCCATGTCGCTGTACAAGGTGCTGCAGGATGCGGCAGAAGAGGTGGACGGCATTTTGTACGCACCTGCCGACTATTTGCGCATGAACATGTACTTGGAGCTGTCGCGGCCCATGGGCGATGTATCGCGGTGGGACAAGGTGTACCGCCGCTTGCTGTTGCTGAACCACTATCGGCCCATTGGCAAGCCGCCCAAGGCAGGGCTTCAGGCATTGCTCAAGCCGGCCGATCAGGCCGGTGACAGTGGAAAGGGACAGGAGCAAAAACAGGCATTGGTGAACGCAATCATTGACAATGGCTATGTCTTTTTGGGGTTCGAGGCATTTGCGACCACATGGAATCCAAAGGGGCACAAGGGACAGTTGCTCAAGACCCTGCAGTCCGCAAATGGGCCATACATGATCCTGTCCGACCAAGCGGCCGAGGCAGCCAAAAAGTTGGCCGCTGTTTTGCCGGCGACAGCCAAGGTGGTGCACCACCCTGCCATTGGCGAGCTGCTCCCAGCACACTATGAAATCCGGGACAAGCAGCACACATACTTGACTATATGGCAAACCGTGGCGTGCCACGCCTATGTACCCAAGCCGGTGCCTGGGGGCAAAGAGGTGCGTATTGCAAGCATTGACACGATGCTCTCCTTTTACCTGGCTATGCAATACGTGCGCAAGGACTATTTGCCCGACATTGACCGGTTGCATTGTGCGGCACAGGCACTGGTCGACATGGAGGCCAATGCGCGCCGTGCGCGCGGCCTCAAGGGATACCCTGCGTTTCCGGCGGCCTGCTTGGGCCACCAAGAGACACGGCGGGAAATGATGCGTAAGCGGTTGCAGTTTACCAAGACGGAAGGCATGGCCATCCGAAAGCGAATTGAACACATGGCCCAACGGCGGTCACGGCCGTCCAAACAACGGCAGTCGATTGTCACTGGCACGGCCAGTCGCATTGTTTTGGCCAAAGGCCCCAAACGCCGTGTGACACGAACGAAAAAGAAGCAGGCACGCAAGACCAAACGCAAGTGAATTGCCATATAGGTCAGCACCGAGTCAGTGCTGACGGATACACAATACAATCTGGTCGCACCTATTTGGCATTCACGTGCTCCCGAGCAGCCATATAGGTTGTCAAGCACGCCAACGTGGAAAATCGCATCGAGAGAGCTCTGCCAACTGGGCCGCGACGGCAACAGCGGCTTCGCCACTCAGTGTACCATCTGCAATGGCCTCGATAAACTTTTTCGCAAGCTCGTCTTCGATCGCATGTGCGGCCTCGGGGTCTTCATGGCCACGTTTCCGCAACATGGCAATAAGCATTGTAATCGTGGACAGCTCCAAGTTCACGGGCAATTCATAAAGCTTCTTGTCGTGTAAGCGCGTGTAGAATGTATAGTCCATGCTTGGGTTCCGAGCGTAAAAAACAGGACTCTCATAAACGCGAAAGTGTTGGACAATGCTCCCAGAAAACTACCTAAGCATTCGCGAGAGGCCATATAGGTCAGCCCTGTGTGTGTGAACAAACACGGCAGCATCTATATGGCATTCACTTGGGCCTTGCGGAAAACTACCGAAGCATTTGCAAGAGGCCATATAGGTCGGCCCTGTGTGTGTGTGTGCGAACAAACACAGCACCAACTCGGCAGCACCTATATGGCACGCTGCGAAAAACTACCTAAGCATCCGCGAGAGGCCATATAGGTCAGCCCTGTGGAAGGCTGGGTCCCAAGGCCAAACTATCCAAGAGCAACGACAGTGTGATACCTGTTTTCCATGAAACATGTACCGCTCTGATATGCAGCGCAGCTGCATCGGCAAGGTTGGCCACCATATCGTCAAAAAACAAGCACTCGCTCGGCAGCGCCCGGTAATGCGCGAGGGCGGCAACCAAGTGTTGCTTCTTGTCATATGCCCCCCATGCAAAGTATGCATCCACCCAGTCGGCCCACCCTTGCCGTTCGCAAACGGTTCGAGCATCCGAGCAATGACTCACAATGGCCACGCGGATGCCACGTTGTTGGCATGCCGCCAGCACGGCGACTGCATCTGCGCATGGCGTTGCGGTTGCGAGCAACAAGGTGTCGTCCAGGTCCAGCAGCACATACCGAATCATCCTTACCTTGGCGTAAAGCAGGACCTTTGGTCCTGCTTTATGACATAATCAGACCCGCTTGCGGTCGTTTCTGGCAACCGAGCCTTTTTGCAGCAACGGCCAGCGCCAAAAAATTGAACTTGGTGCCGGGCCTCGTCAAGTGACGCTTCGGGTTCCACACGCGCACACTGACTGACCTATTTGACCAAAGATGCAGCCACGGCTTACATTTGCAAATCTCGACAAGACATGGCTCGACGCATTCGTGACAGACGTGGTACTCACGTTTCTCAAGAATATGTTTGGCGAGGAAGGTGCCAAGCTCTATCGCGTGCACAGTGTTGCTGAAAAAGTGCACAATGACCTTGTGAGCATCCTCCAAGCCGCTTGCACGGCATGCCTTTCGACTGGCCATGTCCAGCTGCGGCACGGATGCTTTGATGTGCTGAAGCTTCGCGATGCCGACCAGGCAGAAGCCGTCGTCCTACGCGAGATTGGTGTATGGGTCCGTCGCGCATTTGACGAACTGGGCATTGTCACGGGCCACATGCCCGACATTTACTTTCACTTGCCGCTGTGTGCCTAGCCACCGAATGTGGATCACTCAGAAAAGCTCTCGCCAGTCCACACTCGAATCAATCAGCTTACAATCGCCACCACTATCAAGCACATTGTGGTAAAGCAACACATCCATATCACTTCCAGTCACATTCGATCCAACGTAGAACAAGTCGCCGTTTCCCTTTCGCCGCCACTCCCATACCCATATCGCAACGCCACTGTCCAGAGTTTTGTACAGTTTTTCACGCAGTTCAGGTGTGTCATCACTCGTGCCAACACCAGCATGACCAATGAGGGAAATAATGCACGACTGGATTGCCTCGTCCCTCGAAGCAAAGCGCTCGATATTTGGAACGCGGTGTGGTGGCGAGCCATCATTCCGGACGCATAGCTTGAGTACAATGTGTGTATCAGTGGACATTTGTGCGTCAGTGTCTAGCGTCAAAAACGTAGCGACCAGCTTTCGTCAATTTTAAGAGGAAAGCACAGCGGCGACAGTAATGTGGGGCGGATAAGACTGCATGTTCAACTGGTTCACTGGATATTCGCTCATGCCAAGCGCCGTTCGCACTTCAACCAGGTCCTTTGATGTGACGCGGACAAGGAACATTTTTTGCGCAGTGCGTGTGGGTCCGACCATTTGGACCGCGCTCGCATCGACATGGTCAATGGTCATGGTCCGGCCTTCCATTGTCTTGAGCCGCGGCCAATCGACCGTCTCGGTAAAGTGGTTGAGTGTGACATGCGGGCCAATGTCCGTGTCACCTGCAGGGGGCACTGGCACGGCCAGTGTCGCAGGATCGACCTTGTATTGCTCGGCTATGCCCGTCTTGCGAAAAGCCTCCAGCAACTGCTGTTGCAGCGTCGACCGTGCTTGGCCCGCGTCCGTCAGTTGAATACATGCGAAATTGGAAGCCTCGTTCACAAAGAGTTTGCCCACAAGTGGAATGCTGTCAAATGCCATTTGTGTGTATTGGTCTTGCGTCTTGTGCCTGGTGGCTGGTGCGAGTTTCTGAACAAGCCGACCGCGTCATTTTTTGCTGTTGGGGTGGAGTTGCCGATCTAGTATCCACCAGGCCCAGTCTGTTGCACATAGGGGTTCTGACGCATGGCTTCATAGATGCGGGGGTCGTTGCGCTCATTGTAGACATTGGCAGAGAGACCGTGCGCCGGGCGGATGGCACCCAGTTGCGAGGGGTCAGGCGGCGGCGTGGCCAGACGGTCCGCCACTGGCACCCATTCGTTAATATCATCCTGTGCCAGCCGGCGCACAGTTTGGTGCGTACCAGCCGCGCCCGTGAACAGCGGTGTATTGGAGCCCATGGGCCGCCGGCCTTGTGCAACCTGCTCCTTGAGGCAGTTTGTCCGCATCGACATCTTGTCGTCATAGACCATGTGCGCGCGGCTTTCAGAGGACGCATTCCCCACGTACCGACTATTTGCAGTAATGCCGGCCTTTTGGGCGGGGCGCATGCCGTCGGGGAAAGACAGGAGCGGCTTGTTGGGCCCGTCTGGCCGCATGTTCATCACGCGGTCTGGCTCTGCCGTCGTGTTGCGCAATGTCCGCTTGACAATGTCATCGGGGTCATATGCCGGCAGCTTGGGCGGTGCCGTCAGGCCATACCAACCCGTGTGCGTATTGTCAATGAGCGTCTCCTTGACCGTCGTGCGCGCCACGTCAGCAGGATCAATGACAGTCATCTTGGGTGGGATGGGCATGGACAAGTTGCCAGCCGCGCGGATGTTGCCCTCAATCTCCTCCTTGCGCGTCGGCCGTGCAAAGTCGCCGGGCCGTGCCATCATGGCCTCTGCGCCCGGGGCCAAGTTGAGCCCGACCGTGCGTTGGCCCGTTGCCGTGCGCTCATTGGGCTCCAGCATCCAGCCACATAGGTCATTGTCATTGGCGGCCTCTTCTGGCGACGGCGGCGACACCAAGTTGCGGAACCCAAACCCGTCATGCTGTTGCGCGTGTGGCGCGCGGTAGCTGCCGGTATTGTAGGATGCAGTCGTGTCCACTTGGCCGGCTGGGCCAATGATCTCACGGCCGCTGTCGCCGCGGGGCGTGTACTTGACCACCTGGACAGGGCGGATGGCGGCCTTGGTGACATCAGCCGTTGCAATGCCATTGCGTTCACCCTCGTTAATGTAATACGTGTCCGGCTTGTACTGTCGGACCTCGCCGAGTGCAGGCCGATTCTTGACGGGCGCTTCGCCGGCAATGACGACACCGCCATAGGAGAGCTTGGGGTTGTTGGCGGTACGGAGTTCATCCGTGGTCCGCGGCATGACATGGTCGCGCAGCACGGCTTCATCCAAGTTCTTTTGCTGGCGGATTTGGTCAAAGGGGAGCACGCCATTGTGGCTGGTGGGATCCAGAATGCGATCCTGCATGAAATCGCTGATGGGTTCCATGCCATATGGGTTGCTGATGCGGCCGCGCGCCATGTCAAACATGGGCTCTTGCTCGCGCTTGCCAAAGTTAAACGTGCCAGCGCCTTGCAGGCTGTCGAGAATGCCCGTGTTGGACTCGACACCGAGGTTCTGACGAACTTCGCGGCCACGGTAAAAGGGCATCATGTTGCCGTGCCGCCAGTCGCTCGCCTTCATGGGGACACCGAGCGGGGACAAGATGGTGTCCGTGCCCGACCCGTCGCCGACATATACGGGATCGGCTTCTTCACCGGGCGGGTTCATGCGCACTTGGGCGCGCGTGGCATCGGGCCGCTGGGGCGTTGCACCGGCCGCATGATAAGACGGTGGCGCAGAATAGGCCAAGTCGATTTCGGCGGGTGCTTCGCCGTGGCGAAGGCCGTCCATGGGGATGGGGACATTGCCACTGCCTGGCCTTGCTGCTGCGGCAGACACAAACCCTTCGCGCTTTGCATTGGCCTGGTTGTCATGCCTCTTTTTGGCAATATAGCCCGCGGCGAGAACCCCTGCGAGAAGAAGCGGTTCCATACAATCCAAGACTACCTATTCGCAAGCAAATAGTTCCCACTGCGATTCCCATGTGCGGCAGGTGTGACGGCCATATAGGTTTGTCCAGTACCCCGAGTACAGGGCAGACCTATATGGCCCTTGCGAATGCTTAGGTGCTTTTTGTGCCATAGCCCAACGGACGGCCATATAGGTTTGTCCAGTACCTTGAGTACAGGGCAGACCTATATGGCCCATGCGAATGCTTAGGTGCTTTTTGTGCCATAGCCCAATGGACGGCTACATAGGTGTGTCCAGTACCCCGAGTATAGGGCAGACCTATATGGCCCATGCGAATACTTGTGCGCTTTTTTGAGTTGGCGGATGTTCAACGCCATTGCACAGGTGGCGGAAACGTGGGCACGGCCTTGAAACCTTGCGGTGCAACCTGATAGCGGGGCATGTAGGTTGTGACACCGAATCCCATGTCCATTGCCGGGTTTGTGGATGCAATGGGTTTCGAGTATCGGCCGTGGACGTTGCGAGAGGCTCCCGTTTCCATGGACATGCGTCGCGCATCCGCCGTCATGGGCGGGTCCATTTCCCATGCTGACTGTGGCCGGTTGAACAAGACACCCGGTGGCAAGTCCGTGGTTGCCACGGCTGCACGGGCCGGCTGTGTGTAATGGGCTGGCGCAGGCAATGCCTTTTGTTGGTTCAGAGGCGTGGGCACACAGGGACGGTGCATGTCCTTGACCAGGATGCGTGCTGACACATTTGTGTCAAAGGGGGTAAACACGTGTTGCTGAGGGTCGACGGACAGCCATTCGAACCGATTGACACCCATGCCGCTGCCGCGCAATGTGCACGCGGGGTTGGTCAGTGCAGTATAGTCCTTGGTAAAGTGACTGGTGGGCCGTTGCTCCAGCCCGTCCTTTTCCACTGCCGAGTCGCCGCTCCGAAAGGCAAAGGTCTGACAGTCGGTCAGGGGGCGGTTCAAGTTGCGTAGGTCGCTTTCGACATCAGTTTGCCCGAACTTGGACTTGTGGGCAGCGGGTACGCCATTGACAATCATGCCTGGCTCGTCGGCAAACGAGGCGCGGCAATGGTTCATGGGTGGCGCAAGCAAGTAGCGACCAGGCCCCGTTGTGATGCGATTGTCGTCCACTGCATGACATTCGTCATTGCGAGGCCGATTCATGTAGCGCAGGCGTTCAGGAGGTAGCTCATAGTCAGAAGCAAACATTTGTGGCCCCAGTCTATTACTGCCATCGGAAGAAAATGCGCTGCAAGCGCAAACACAATTATCTGCCAGGGGACAAGATGGATCACTCCAGCGAATTTGCAACCAACATTGCCGCCTTTGTCCGCCGCATGCAAATGCGGCACGAACTGGCCGACTGGGCCACCGAACAACGGCGCGAGCGCGATGCGGACTTGTTGCTCCAGGATGGTGACAATGACTATGAAACCATTGTGGGCAAAACCGACCTCGGGCTGTCACCCGCTGCCGCCGCATCCATGCTCGACAATACCGATATTCTGCAATACTTTGTGCGAGCCATGTTTCATCGCGACGATGGCGCAGAAGACATGGCGGCCATGGCCCGCGCATATGATGTGCTGCGGGCCTGGTTGAACGCGGTCAAGTATGTGGTTGAATCCACCGACAGCGACCAAGACACTGCCGTGTCTGCCGGCGAAGTGCTGTTCCAACGGCTGACGGGTGTGCCGCAAGACTATGTTCTCACCGGCGAACTGTTGCGCAGCGACTATGTGGCCGCCGAGGTGTTTCCTCAGTTTCCAGCATGCTACATTACATTTGCGCTCGCTGTGCTTGAGACTGTCATGTTGCCGCCCGAATGGATTATGCGCATTCCCGCCTTTGTCACAGTCCCACCACCCTCAACTCCTACCAAGCCTATTTTGCCAGAAGAGCCATTGCCGTTGGAACCAGCAGAGACACTGGGACAGGGACAGGAGCAAGGCCAAGAACAGGGACAGGAACAGGGGCAGGAACAGGGGCAGGGGCAGGAACAGGAACAATCGTCGAGTGCGGCGGCAGTCGGGACAGTTGAGACCAAGGAGCCATCAAAGCCAAGCCGGCGAACACGTCGGCAGCACGGTAAGCCGGCCGCACCCACTTCCAATCGGCTGGCGCACACGCGCCGGCGGTACTACTCGACATAGAAAACAATTGGCTCTCTGTTGTAGAATGCGGCCCAGATGGCTGGACGAGCTCCCGTTTGCGCATGTGGACTTGATCGAGTACCTCAATCCGTCCGTGTGCTTTTTGGATGCCAGCCTGTTGCAGACGCTCAAGTGCAGTGGCAGTTTGGAGTTTCCCGTCGACCTTGCTTGCCGGCGCGTCATTGGCTTTGGTAAAACAGGTGATGTTGGCATTTATGTGGATGAGGTGCAGCAACTGACAGGCCTGGACGGGCTGCATTCGGACGCTCGACGTTGCATGCGCGTGCCCAATGCGGGCGGACATTCGGAGCTGTCCGAGGCCTTTTCAATTGATCTATTGGCGACTGCGTTTGGTGTCAAGGAATGCATCTTGGAAATGGAAGTGCAATACACCATGGACTACAAGATGGTTGACTACATTCTGGCCATCCCGACAGATGTCCTCACGGACCGAGCGGGCCAACCCGTTCGCGTCGGCGTGTCAGTCACGCGGGCCTTTACCCCCCGCATCCCAGGGCCATATAGTGTCGACACGGCGGCTGCCCTCTTGCAAAAAAAACTGTCTGGCCTCATTATCTCGCGCGAAACGGTGGTGGAAAAGCATCAGTTCTTCCAATCCGTCCTTCACGTGTGGGCACCCGACAAGCACACGGCAGAAATGCTCGTGCGCGCCGTGACGGAACATCGCATTGACTTGGCCGGTCTCGAAGTGCTTGGGTTTTTGGATGTGTGGATTAGCATTTGCAAGGACCCACGTATCTACAAGAACCACTAAGGTCTTGGCCTATATGGCCCTGTCTCCAATTCGAAAAGTCCGGCAAAGCCGGGCTTTTATGTTATGTAAACCAACTATACACACGGTGGCCATATAGGTTACCGTGTGTGTGTGTTATTGGTCCTGCCGGGCCCTGGAGGGCCGAGGAAAAAGGTTTATTTCCTGAGCTTTTCGGCACGGCGTTGTGCAAGCTTGATGCGCAAACGTTCCCGCTGGCGTGCAGCGCGGCCGGCCGGGTCGCCCATATCACCCGTCTGTGCCCCACCAAGCCGTTTGAGGCCGTCAATCATTTGGGTAAACTGCTCAATTGTGTCACTGTATTCGTCCAGCCACCGCTCGACGCAGGGCAGGCGCTTGACCTCTTCAATGAGCATTTTCAAGTCGTCGGCCATGCGCTCCGGCTGCAGCTCCTTGTTCCGAACCATAATGGTAAACATATCCTTGATACGGGCAATGCGCCCTTCCATGGCTGCGGCATCAGTCGTGTATGCGCGCTTGATCTTTTCAAACATGTCGTCGACTGCCATGTGCGTCTCCATGACTGCTTCCCACGAGTCCGTGTCCAAGCCCAGGTCCCGTGGCGTAAATTCGCGCATGAGCCGTGAAATGATGGCCCCAAACTGCGTCGTCATGACCTTGTGCCACAATGCACGAAAGGCCGCATTCATTTCGGCAGTGCTTTCTTCATCCTGTGGCAAGTCTACTTCGAGCTTCTTGAGCATTTGCTCAAACTGGGCGGCATAGTCGCGCCACACGCCTGCTGCAGTTGCAGTTGCAGCTGCAGCACCTTCGGAGCCGCCAGAGCCTTCAGTGCCTGCGGCACTGTCGGGACTGTCGGCACTGTCGGCACTGTCGGCACTGTCGGGGCCTGTGGCACCAAGCAAGCACTCTTTGAGAAACTCGGCAAACCCACTATCAGGTGCCTCTTGTTTCATCTCGGCTGCTGCACAATAGAGGGTGCGCACATATTGCCAAATAGTGTCCCGAATGGTGTCTGTGACATCGGCCGCGTTCCATACGGCTGAGAGTGATACACCGGGGAGTACATGTGTTTCCTCGTGGCTAATCCAGGCAGCATCACGCGCGGAAATTGCGGTGCGATGCGGGTGCAGCGCCGCATATACCTGGTCGAGCGTGTCGGATGGCGACAGGCTCGACATTGCATCCAGCTGGGGCTTGAGTTCGGGAAAGGTGCTTGCCAACTCGTCCCGAAAACGGACAAGGACAGGAGTAAACCGCTCGGCCATGGGGTTGTTGTTGGCTCGTGAGAAAAATCCGATTGCAGCCGTCCGCGGCTTTGGTCGCCTGTGGCTTAGGCTTTCGCAACGGTTGTTGACAGGGAGCTCATGAGTTCGCCCCGCATTGCGGCCAGAGGGTACTTGATGCCGTGCTCCTGGACTTCTTCGTCGGCAAGCCGGACAAGGGCGCGCACATAGTTGGAGATGGATGTGCGGTTGGGTGCCGACATGTCTGCCCACTCCTTTTCAACAATGCCAAATATGTTGCTAAGCATGCTCTGCTCGATGGCACCCGCCGTTTCAGCTGTTGCAATCCGTTTGGCCGTTCCCAGCATGGCATCCTCGTTCCATTCGGGCTTGAGGATTTCGTCGCGCAAGTGCACCACAACCAATTGGTGAAACATGTCGAGGAGCATGCGCGGGTTGCCACGTCGTGCGAGCTCCAGCTGGCGTTGCAATTGCTTGATTTGGGTGTATTCCGGATACGTGTCTGCCACGTCATCGGTGAAACGGACGAGCAACAAGATGAAGCGCTTGAGTCGGGATTCGGTCGCGGCCATTGCTCGTTTTCCAGTAGCTACAATGGAGAAACGGAAACTTATATGGTGTTAACCGCAGGCCCCCGACCCTTGGTACAGAGCAAACGCGGTCTTTTGGCAATGGCAATAACCTGCGCCTTTTCAGAGACCGCCGCCGCATGTCGAGGCAAGCCAGGCCCATCTTCTTCTTTAGCAACAGCGAACGGGACAAATTCAGCCGTCTGTATATTGAAGAAATCAAAACGTGTCCGGAGGTGGCCAAGGCGCTACAGTACGTGTGCATTGACGGAAAGCGCCGCGCTGACTTGCCCAGCTGCGTTACCAAAGTCCCCACCCTTTATGTTCCCGGCGAAGACGACCCCGTCCTGCTCGGCGACCGAATCATCACCTGGGTTCGCGAACAAAACATCCGCATGGGCGGTGCAGGCGGTAGTGCAGAACCCAGCGCCTTTTTCGGTACTGAAATGACTGGCTTTTCCAGCCCATATGCCGATCTCCAGTCTGACACGAGCTCGTTAATGAGTGATGCTGGCAACACCTTGAAACAGGGATTTGCCTTTGTCAGTGGTGCAATTGCGGCAGGTGCGCCCGTCCAAACAGCCGGCGCAGGTGTCAGCCATGTGGGCGGCTCGGGCCGACCCGTGTCCAAAAAGGAGGAAGCCCTGACGCGCGCCTATGAAAATGCGCTCAAGAACCGTGAAATGGATGTGCCAGGGCCCGTGCAACGGCAGGGCGGTGGCGGCGGCATGATGCGCTAATGCCTCTGCTATCGCAACGTCACTGCGGCAAAAATGAAACCTAAGTGTCCGTGTCAAAAGAAAGGAGACCTCTGCAAGTTTTTGACATGGCATCCGTTCGTCAAAAGAAAACGGCCGCTGCGGCTGCGACTGCAACAGCGACTGCAACAGCACCCGACCGTCTCAGCTCGACCGCCAAGGCAGTCATGGACCAACGCGGTATCATTGCCATGCACAAGCCTGCCAGTGTGTTTCACGACCTGACGAGTCAGGCCGAGCGCTTGACCTTTCGAATGGCACCCACCAAGGTCTACATTGCCAATTCCATCATTCGTGCCGTCATTCGCGATGTGGAAACAGTCGGCTTTGACTTTGGGGACCCCGAATACGGTATTGAAAAGTCTACTGTCAAGGTGCATCGCTATGTAGGTGTGCCCACCAGCGAAGAACTGGTCCACCGCATTTGCATGGTGCCCATTTACCACCGGTCCATTGCAGACCCGCGGTCCGTGCCCGTCGAGCGTCTCGAGTTCCGCATGAACATTCGCAATGACAGCGATGTCCAACGCGATGTGACGACCGACGACTTTGAAGTGTACGACGTTGTGAGCAACCAAAAACTCAATACGCGCGACTTCTTCCCGGTCAATCGGATCTCCAAGGATCCGCCGCTGCTGTGGGTGCTACGGCCCAAGCGACATGGCGAAGCATACGCAGACGAGATCCAACTGACAGCAAAGGCCGTGCTTGGCACAGGGAGCCAGTACGCCGGCTTTATGCCGGCATGCGCGCCGACTGCGCCCTACACGGTCGACACAGATCCAGACCACCAGAACCAACTATTTGGCCAGTGGCTGCACACGCACAAGAAGCTCGAGTTGGCCGGGCTTGCGGACGACCGCAAGGCTGATTTGCGCAAGGAGTTCAACACCATGTACATTCAACGGTGCTATGTGCGTGACGCAGAGACGGGCGAGCCCATCTCGTTTGATGTCCAACTGGAGACGGTTGGTCCACTGCCCTGCAACTATATAGTGTATCGTGCGCTTGAAATCCTTGCACAACGGCTTGAGCAATATGCGGCGATTGACGACCCATTGCAGCCAGATGCGGCGGCGCGTTTGGGCATTGAGCTTGCGCCTTGTCTGACCATGGCCAAGGGTGTGGACATGACGGTGCAGGGTGACACACACACCTATGGCAACCAAATCCAAAAGTTTATTGTGGACTACATGATGGATGTTAGCTATGAAGCCCCGCATCCCCTCAAGAACATGTTTGTTCTGAGGTTCTACACGGAGCGGGAGGGAAGCATTGCATTTGCCAAGAGCGTGTTTGCGACGGCTGCGCGATCCCTCGCAGCCTACTATCGTGCACTCATGGCAGAATGGGTGACCGTGTCGGGCGTGTCGGCCGCCGCGACCGCGTCTGGAAGCCGTCCGACTGCCACCTCAACCAGGTCCAGTACCAATACGTCGTTGTCGTCATCGTCGTCGTCGGGAACGGGGACAGGGACAGGTACATCGAGATCGACAACCAATTCGTCATCGTCGTCCAATTCGTCAGCATAGAGAGGGCCCCAGAAAAGACCAGTAAAACCAGGCTTGTATGCCAAATTTTTTCTACCCCGCACACACATAACAATACAACTATATGGTGTATTCCGAATCCGTTCTAAGACGGCCATATAGTTGGTTGAGGCAGCCAGGAATGTGGAGTTATTGTCAGGCAATCACCATCATGGCGGCCATGCCGCTAGTCCGGGTTATCCGTCGTATTGTGAGCAGCAGCCACAAAAATGAGGCAACGGGGCGGCAGGTTGCAGTCAACAGCACAAATGTCTGCAGGCCACTCGGAAGTGACCGTGCCAACGGGGCGCTTGATGT